TCGCGCGCGGGCTCGATTATGCTCTCGTCGTCGAGGACGACGCCATCCTGCCGCACGATCTTCCGCAGATCGTGCAGACGGTGTTGGCCAATGCCCCGCCGGCCTGGGACTACATCCACCTGTCGGGCGACGTACAGCGCGCTTTCAAGCCCGTCGCATCGCTGGGAGTGACCGGCAAGCTGGTCCGCTATTCGCGTGTCCCTGGTGGCACCGTCGGCTATTTGATCAGTCGCGAAGGCGCGCGGAAGTTCCTCGTGCCATCGAAGCGCATATGGCCGATCGATACCGATTTCCGGCGGCCGTGGACATTCCGGTTGGACATATTCGGGGTGCATCCGAGGGTCATCAATCATAGCGACGACCTGGGCTCACCGATCCAGGCGCTGGGGGGCAGGGCCCGTCAGCGCCGCGGGCTTCCGAAGCCTTCGCGGCATTCCTTGACAGGAAATCCGCTTCATAGCCTGGGCGGTGCCTATCACAATATCCGCTCGCTGGGTCTGGTTTGGTGGGCGGTCTGCTGCTGGCGGAACTTGCAGCGGAAGCTCTTGGGCTCCAAGGCGAGCGCCGCGCGAGAGCAGGAAGCGGCCGTCGCTGTCAGATCGGGTGCGCTGTAGCGCCTAAGTGTGTGCGTCTTGCTCGCGTGTAAGTCTACAGTTCGAGCCAACTCGCGGGACAATACTCTCAACGTTCGCGTGTGCGTGTCTCGGGTGAACAATTTGCTGGTGCTCGATTTATGTTTGGCCTGATCAAGCTGCCAAAGGCGCATCCTGAAGTCGTGGCGACGCTTCGGTCTGCCATCGACGACGCCGTCGAGATAAGGTCTATCAAACCGAATTCCCCGTTCGACATTGCAAGAGGACTGGCTCCATCGTCGAGCCCTCATATCGATCAGCTTGCCGATCTGTTCGAGTTGATGCGCGAAGGGGCAAAAGAACCGTATCACCACAGGTTGATCCAAGACGTGGATCGCAGAACGGCCTCATGGCTTCTACACCGCATGCGCTTTGAGTTGAGAGCGCGGACTGCACGCCATAGAATCGAGGAAGCGAAGCTCCGAGGTGCGGTGACCTGGAATGGTCAGGTAGATGACGCAGCGATTGTCGCTCACGTGCTTCAACGGCTTGGCGTTCCAACGCTCTACGCTGAGCTTTCTCCCTTCAAAGGACGCTATTTTCTCGATTTCGAAGGCGTAAATGCCGCCTCGTCGCTGCAGAGCGTGCGGCCCGAAGAACTCGATCCGTACGAGGATGAAGAGGATCTGTTTGGTCGCTTGAAAGACAGCTACCTTGGGCGACGAACGTCATCGAGCGCTGTGCAGGATCCCAGCGGCTTGCCGCGCGACTTTGTTTTTGCCGCTCTGCAAGTTCCTACCGACACTCAAATCATACTCCATGGCGGCGCGATACGCCGTCAAACTGAGTACGTGTCTTTGCTCGGCGAGTTGCTGCCGTTGTTGCCCCCTGGTACCGCGCTCGTCGTCAAACCTCATCCCATGTCACCGTATAGCGACGCGTATTTGAGGCGTGCCATAGGTCGAGAGGTTTTCGTAGCCAGCGGCTATGAGACGCGCGACCTGCTCGAGCGTTGCAGGGCGATCGTAACGGTCAACAGCAGCATAGGTGTGGACGGGTTCTTGTTCGACAAGCCGGTGATCGCAGTTGGGAATGCGCCTTGGGTCAAACCCGCGCTTGCGATGCGCGCGAGCACGGCCGTGGAAATCGCGACGTCTATTGCAAGCTTGCCCAAGTTCGAAAAACGTCTGCGCCAGAGGTTTCTGGCGCACTGGTTTCACGCCTACACATGGCAGCAGTTCGAGAAGCCGGCCGTGTTGAGGGAATTCGTCGCCCGGAAGCTTGAGGTCGCGCAGCAGCGTCTAGCCCCCCCCGGCGATGGCTTCATGAGCCGAAACGTGCGCCCGGTGTCGGCAGCGTTGGCCATGTGATTGGGAGTGGCGATCCCGGCAGGATGTCCACCCGCTAAAAATCGCGTGTATTATCATATAGTTGGCCACGGTGGGAAAGTCACCCGATGTCGCGGTGGGAAAGTTTTGTTCCCGGTTCGGCCTCACCATCCTCGTCGCCGATGAGCTTCATGCCCTTTCCGGCGAGCTTTTTGCGGTTCGCCTTGCGGGTGTACGTTTCGGCCTCGGTTAGCGACTTCCAGCCGAACATGGACTGCAGCTCGTGAGTGGTGGCGCCGTTGTCGGCGGCCATGGTGGCGTCAGCCTTGCGGATGCCGTGGGCCGAGCATTGTGGCAGCTCGGCCTCGTCGCACCATTCCCGGAATTTGTTGCCGAACCCCTTTATCGAGAACGGCACGCCGAGCGATGTCACCAGCAGGGTTAGGTCGCCCGTCGGGCTCGCTTCAATGATGCGCGCCAACTCGGGCAGCACAGGGATCTCGATGTCGACCGGATGCCGCTTGCGGTTTTTGTACTGGCGCATGCGGAGCCATCCGTTCCGCAGGTGCTGCTTCCCCAGGCGGACGGCGTCCGATTTGCGCAGGCCAGTGTAACGAAAGATCGCGAACGCGAGGCGCGCCTTGGTGCCGATCGGATGGCGGCGCTCGAACTGTTCGATTTCCGCCTCGGTCCAGGTGTGATGCCCACCGCCGAGGGCCTTCTCGTGCGGCACGTCGCGCGCCGGATTGCCCTCGATGCCGGGCGTGTCGTCGTCAATCGCCCAGGCGAACACGTAGCCGATGCACTTGATGCGATGGTTGGCAGCGGTGGGGAAGCCGGCGGCGGCCTTGCGATCGCGCAGGACGCGCACCTGCTTAGGCCCCATCTTGCTCGCGGGCATGTCGCCGAACACTTCCGGCGCACCGGGCCGCCGCGGCTCCGCAAATGTGCCTGTCAGTACGCCGCGTCGAAACGATTGCGTTTGGCTATCGAGGCCGAGGAAACTGCGGGAACGCATGTAGTTCTCGGCCAGCCATCGCCAGGTGCCTGGAGCTGGTGCGCCGTTTGGATCGGATGCCGCCGGTGGAGCATCGCCGCCGCCGGTCAGTTCCTTGTACCTGGCAACAAACTCGGGACTGCCGAGCGGCTCCTTGATGCGCGTTTTCGGCATGCCTTTGCCGCGCCAATAGTAAACGCGCACGTTCCCGTGCCGATCGGTGTCGGTGTAGACGTATGGGAATTGCACATCGACCACGGCGCCCCTCGTCATGGGGCGACGTTGTCCCAAATATCGTCCGGCTTTTCGGACGCCCGCCCCGCCACATCGGGCAATGCCTCAAAGGCGATGTCAAGCCTAACAACGTCCCATACAACGCGGCCATCAATTCGCTTCGGCCGGGGCATGCGGCCGTCGGCGACCATTTCGTCGAACTTGGTGGCGCCTACGCCGACGTATTCGGCGGCCTGTTCACGCGACAGGCCGCGCGGGGACATTCCCCTCGGTAAGACGGACCGCCGAGCCATTTCACCCCCCTGCAGCCGCCGGTGCGGCCTGAGCGGCAATCGGAAGTGCGGTGTCGGGCGGGACTGCGGCGCCGGCGAGGACCGCCAGGCGGCGCTTGGCGCGATAGCGATCCTCTGGTGGGATGCCACCCGCGTCGACGCCCGCCAGGTCGTGCCGGTGCGTGCCCATGGCGATACGCCGGAGATAGATGCGCGAGGACGTGTATCGGCTAAACCAGTCGCGCAGGCGCGCTTTGTCGGCGTTCGGATAGAGCGCCAAGAGGTCGTAAAAAATGCCGATCTTGAGCGCCTTTGGACGCTGAGCCGCGAACACGCCGGGCAGCTTGCTCGGCGACACGCGGAGGATCTGCGCTAGCTCGCGCTGGTATTCCTGCAGGGTGCTCATGCGGCTGCCTCGGCGCTGGCGAGCACTAGCGTGTGGCCGTCGAGCCGGAAGCTGCGAAAGCCGCCGCGCTTCTGGGCGACAACCGCCTCGAGGAGCGCCGGCTCGATCAGCGCAAACTTGAAGCCCGCCATCACGCCGACGAAATCGTCGCCGGCGTAGCGGTCGCGCATATAGCCCGCTGCTTCGTCGAGCGCCTGCTTTAGGGTTTCGCCAGCGCCCCATATGCCGGCGGGTGCGTCGGTGTAGGCCGCATAAATTCGAGTGGTCATCAAATGCCCCTTGGTTCGATTCCCAGGGAGCGCGAGCACGTAGAAGGGAGGATGATCGACGCGCTCGCGCCCCCGCCTCAACGGTCCGCCGCCGAACCGTTGTTCTCTGCAGCGCGTCGGGCCCTCTTTTCGATGGCGTCAAGCTCGACTGCGTGCGCGTTGCACATGGAGGCGTGGGCGCGCGCGCGCCGCCGCTCACCGTGCGGTGTCTTGAGATTGTCGGCGTGCTGCTGGCAGATCAGCGCCGCCTCGATGAACGCCTCGCGCATGAAGCGAAGGCGCCCCCACAGCGCGCGCATTGCGCCATCGGTCGGTGGGACCTCGGGTGGCGCCGGCGCCGCGAACGCTTCGCGCATGGCATCGCCGGACGTGTCGCGACGGACGCCGCTCATCGCGTCGTTCCCACTTCAAGCGCAGCGCGCAGGCGCTGGGCGCATTCCTGGGCCGACGCGGGCGCGCCGACTGCACCCAGAGCCGCAAACACCAGCTCGAGCCGGCCGCCGTGGGAGATTGAGCAAAGCAATCGCCTAGCGGCATCCTCGGCAATTTGCTCCGGCTTCGGCATCGTGCCGAACTGGCGTTCCCAAAGGCGGGCGGCCTCAAGGATCTCGTGCATCGTGTTCGACGTGATGAGGTCGATCGACTTGTGAAGCTTTGGTGCCGGCTGCGCCGACGGGTTCGCATTCGTTTCGGTCATCGGAATCCCCGCTTAGGTTGTGCCGGCCCAACGTCGGAAATTTCCGACGTTACGTCAATTCAATTTCCGACGCTCAACGCAGCTTCCGACCTACAGCGTCGGGAACGTCACCGGCGGACTGGCGCCCTCGAGCTGTGGCCGTTAGGGTGTGGAGGGAATGGGGAAGGGGAATCAGGATGGCACCGACGATCCGCGCGGCGATCGCCGCCGCAGCGCTGGGACTGAGCGCCAGCGCCGCTAGCGCGCAGTGGGTTCACAGCGCCGGCGAGGACGATCCGTTCGCAGGCGGGGCGCTGCAGTTGGCGATGAGCTTTAGCGAGATGGGCGAGATGGTCGCCTTCCGTTGTACGACGTCGGCCGACCTGGCGTTCATGTATGTCAGCATGGAAAAACCGACCGACGACCTGGCCGCAAACCTACCCACATTCGCAGCGGGCAAGCCCGCACTGCTCGTTGTCGTCGACGACGATCCGGTGGTGCGTCTGCCGGCCGCGATCGAGATTACACCGGACCACGAGCGTCTGCGCTACGTGGCCGTTGGTGCGGCCGTGGCGCCGCTGGCGCAACGCGTCGGGGCGGCGCGCAAGCGCGTGGCGATCGCCTTCGAATTTAATGGTCAGCGCGTCCAGAGCACGGCCGTCAACGTGCGCGGATCGAAGTCCGTCATGTCGAAATTGGTCACGGCGTGCCGGCTAGGGGCCGACAGCGCCGCCGCGCGCTAAACTGCGCCAGAGTCGCCATTTTCGGCCATATCGTCGATCACGTAGGCCAGCGTGCCCTTGATGACGGCGATGATTTCTGTGCTCGGATCAGTCAGGGAAATGATTTCATTAATGCCCGACGAGTTGGTCACCAGCTTGTTGGGCGGGATGAACTGCCGGACCACCGTCCCGTAATTTTTCGTGCCCTGGTAGCTGTCGGTCAGCTGGGCGAGCACAACCTTGCCCGCCGCGATCTTGGCTGGGTCGGCCTCGTTAAGGTCGATCGCGAGAATGTTGCCCTGCAGTATCGGCCGCGGGCGCTGGTCGAGGGCGTTGGTCAGCATCTTGAACAGGGCGACATTCGCCGGCGGCGTCGGATAGTTCGGGCGCGGGCTGATCGCGACCGCGTCCTCCATCATGCCGCCGGGGATCTGAGATATTGCGACGACCGCCGGCACGCCGAGTGCCGCGGCGGGCAGTTTTAGGCGCTTGGCAAGTATCAGCTTTAGGTCATTCGACATCGCCCGCGGACTCCGCTTGATCAGGTAGTCGTTGAGGTAGGTCCGCGATTTCCCAAGCTCGCGGGAAACCTCGGCCTGATCGAGCCCAAGTTGCTCAAGGCGGCGCTCGATGAGCGCGCGAATGGCATCCGAATCTTCCATACGCCGGATGCTACTCGCGGCGTCGTCAGAAAACACCGGGGAACCTGTCCGACGCAAGGGGCTTGACGCGTCGGATGAATCCGACGATCAAGGGGCATGACGCTCGCACAAACAGCACAGGTCGAGTTCAAGCGGCAAGTCGAGGCTTTCCTCGCACTCAGCGGCATGAGCCATTCTCGTTTCGGTCTGGATGCCTGCGGCGACAAATCATTTGTGACGGACATGCGTAAGGGTAACCGCGAGTTTAGGCCGGCAACAATCGTGAAAATTGAAACATTCATGAACACTTGGCTGGCAGCAACAAATGCCAACATCGAGCCTGATCGCCTTAGTGCCAGTTTGTAAAGCATTTCTTCGAGCGTCTGAGTGCGCGATCACACTTAAATGAACGCTGTTGTGTTTGTAGCTCGTCCCATCAGCTCACAGAGCGTCTGCGTTCGTCGCATCAGCTGGGTGTGACGGGCCCTGCCGCTCAAAGCAGGTGGTTGCGCCGTTCCCGCGCTTGGCCAGGTCCGGTCACGCGTCCTGGCGAGGGGATCGGCGGTGTGCGGGGTAGAGCAGAGGCCAGCTCGCCTGGTTCATACCCAGGAGGTCGGAGGTTCGAATCCTCCTCCCGCTACCAGTTTTCGTTGCCGGCGCGTGATGACCATGGGTGTGCGTTTCTCTCTCAAACTAGCCCGGCCGATCAAACCCGGCCGGGCACCTTTGGCGAGTACGTGTGCGGGGGCACATGCTGGAACCGCGGCCCGAAATCTTTCTCGCGTTGTCGCTGGCGGCTCTCACCGTGAGCGCGGTGGGCATGTGCTTTGTGCGGCGCAACGAGTCCAAGGCGGGACCGCGCCCGGCGCCATGGTCTGACCAGCCGAGTCCAGGGCCCCGATCGACGAGTCCAGGGTCCGGCAATGGTCGAGTCCCGGTCACGGCAAAGGACTCCCGGCCCGATTATCGCATCCAAATGAATGGCCACGCGCACGCCGTCGAGTTCGTCCGGTGGATGCGCGACCATGGGTTCGTGGGCCGCTATGCGGCGGCTGAGATCCTCGACTACTACGCTTGGTTCGCGATCGACTTCCGCGCGTTTCCGCTGCCGCAGTCGTTGCTTCTGGCGGCACTCAACGGTCACGGCGGCGTGCGCAAAAAGCGCGATCGCATCAAGGACCCCAAAACGGGCCGCGTCCTCAAGCTGGCGTCGGGCTCACCAGAGCGCACGACCTATTACACGATCGGCGAGGCGCCGGCCGAGCACTTGCCGGCTGGCGTCGCCGCGACGCCGCCAGGTCGCCGCGTCCCGAGCAAGGCTAAGCCCGCCGGCGGCGACGACTTGTTCGTCGGCGAGGAATTCACGACGAGGAAAAAAGCGGCATGAGCGGCTACGTCGACAAGACAGAGCGAGTTCCGCGGCCCTTCATCGTCGAACGAAAAAGGGCGTCCCGCCGTGCTGGCGCGTCTGCATTGCGCGGCCGGCCGGCGGGACCGACCGAGGAGCAGATCCACCGCACGGTCGTGCAGTGGCTCGACCGGCGCCGCACGGCGGGCGTGCACTTTTTTCATCCCGCTAACGGCGGGTTCAGAAACAAAGGCGAGGCCGCTCGCCTCAAGGCGATGGGCGTGCAGGCCGGCGAGCCGGACATCGTGCTCATCTTTCGCGGCCGCATATACGGCCTCGAGCTGAAAGCTGCGGGCGGCGTGCAGTCGCCCGACCAGGAACACATCGAACGTCAGTGGGAAGAAGCGGGCGCGACCTATGCGGTGGCGCGCGGCCTCGACTATGCGCTCGACACTTTGAGGGATTGGGGACTGCTGCAATGAGCACACACAAAACGACGGTGGCCGACATCGTGCGCACCGGACTAACCGCCGCCGCAAGTATGGCCGGCGCATCCGCAGCCGGCGCCGAGGGCGCGCTGGACGCCTCGCGTGTCGCTGAGCTTGAGCCGAAACGCGTGCGGCTGGCGCCGCCGCCGACGAGCCCGGGATACGAGCCCGACATGCTCGACGACTGAAAAAACTTGAGCCTCCAGGGTTGGCGCCCGGGAGGCTCACAAGAGGTCGCAGCTTCGGCTGCGATGACGGGCTGGGGGCAGCCCGCTGACGACGCGCAGAGTCTCATTTGCGCGCATCACGGTCAAGCCCTCGCAGATCAAAAGCCGGGGGCGGCTGTGGCAGATAAAAAGACAAAAAAGCGCGATGACGGGGAGGAGGCGAAAGCCGGTGCCCTGCTGCAGGCGTTCGTCGATTTGATCGACGCCGGCGATGCGCAAGATCAACTCATCTTGAACGCGCTGGTGCGCTTCGCCGACTGGCGCACGGGCGTCGCCTATCCGAAATACAACACGCTCGCGGAGCTGGCGAAGTGCTCGCGCCGGACGGTGCAGCGCCGGCTGCGCCAGATGAACGGCGACCTCATCACGCTCGACGAGCGCTTTGACGAGCAAGGCAGCGGCCGTCAGACGAGCAACGAAATCACGCTCGTGGGCTATGCCGATTGGTTCGCGGCGGTGAGCGCCGGCGGCATCGTCAGGAAGCCGAAAAAGCTCAAAAAACGGCGCACCCCCCCTGGACAATCTGACCAGGGGGCAGAGGCGAGTGCCGGCGCCACCCCCCCTGGACAAGTTGACCAGGGGGACCCCCTAGACACTCTGTCCACGGGCCCTGGACACCAGGTGTCCACCCCCCCTGGACAGCTGGTGTCTACCCTTGAACCTTCACTTAACCCTTCACCTGACCAAGTCTCCCCCCCTCCCCCCCGCAAACGGGGGGCGAGAGAGAGGGATGATTTAATCGAGCAGCTGCGCAGCAGCAGGCCAGACTGTGGACGAGCGCTGGAAAAGCTGTTGGCGCCGCTGCTCGCACTGGTCCGGCTTGACGCGCCTAATCCGGAATTCGCCGCCGCCACGCTCGCGGACTTTGCCGAGAAACAAACCGACGACGTGCTCGCCGAGGCCTACCGGCTGCTGACCGAGCCGGGCAAGCACTATCGCCGATACAGCGCCAAGCCGGCCGACATCACCGACGCGATCCGCACGGCGCGCACGGTCGTCAAGGCGCGCGAGAGCCTGCACAAGCGCTCGCCGATCATCTTCCGAACGTCACCCGACTTCGAGGCGGCGATCGCCAAGGTCGCCGAGCAGAATCCGGCTTATGCGGCATCGCTTCGCGGCTGCGACTACCTACGCCGCGCTGATCTCAAATCTTACGGCATCGAGCAGGTGGCCCCATGACCTACACCGCCGAGCGTTCCCGTGACCTGTTGAACCGGATAGAACCGCAGGAGCGCGAAGACCCGCGCAATCGCCTGCTCGACGCATTCGACGAGTACGTCGACGCGTTGGTCCGCCACGAGCTGGTGCCGATCGCCGTGAGCCGCCTCGAGGGCCGCCATCGGGGGCTGGCCAATGCGCTGGCGGCCTTCGGGACGACGCCGATCGCCACGGCCGCCGCGCTCGAGGAGGCCCGCCAGGTGGCGCTGCCGCCGTCGACGATCGAGCCTGCACTGCCGGCACCGGCACCGGCGCCGGCGCCGATCGCGGACCCCGTCGAGGACAGCGTCGCCGCCGAGCTGGAGCTGACGCGGCGCATTGCGGCGCTCAACATGGCGCACCCCAAAAACCCCGGTGGGCGCATGATCGTCGAGGCTGCCAAGGCCGACGCGCTGGCCGCTCTGCAGGCGCTGACGGCGACCCGTCGCGCTCGATCGCGCGCTGGGGGCGGCCAATGACCGAGGCTTTCCGGCCGAAAGGCTCCTACGCCGTCATGGCCGAGCGGCAAAATCCGAAAAATAAGCTCGCGTTTTTCCCGACGCCGCCATGGGCGACGCGAGCGCTCATGACGCACGTTCTGACGCCTGACGATTTCGAAGGCTGCGACGTGTGGGAACCGGCCGCCGGTGCCGGGCACATGGTCGGCCCGCTCGGTGAATACTTCGCCAAGGTGCACGCAAGCGACGTGCACGACTACGGCATGGGCTATGGGCGCGGCTCATTCGTCGGCGCCGGCGCCGACGTCGCCAGGCTCGATGTCGCGCCCGATTGGGTCATCACCAACCCGCCGTTCCCGCTGGCCATCGAGTTCGTATTGCGCGCGATCGACGAGGCGCGCATCGGCGTGGCCATGCTGATGCGCCATAGCTGGACCGAGGGCAAAGAACGCTATCGCCGGATTTTCTCAGTGCCCGGACGCTCGCCCGTCAAGATCGCCCAATTCGCCGAGCGCGTGCCGATGCACAAGGGGCGCTGGGTCGTGAACGGCAGCTCGGCCACGGCTTACTCGTGGTTCGTTTGGCGCCGGCACGGCGGCAACCAACCGCGCGAACATTTCCTCATTCCGCCGACCTGTCGCCGCGAGCTATCGCGCCCCGACGACGCCGAGCGGTTCAATGGCGTCTACGAAACCAAAAAGAGAAAGGCAGCAGCATGACCACGACCACCGTCGACACGAGCCGCGTCGATAACATCGAGCTTCGACAGCGCATCGCCAAGCAAGCCCTGGTGCGCGCTGCAATTAACGCGGCGATCGGGCAACTCGAGGAACCGTTCCGCGCACGCATCGCCACCGTCGAGGACGAGATGGCCGAGGCGACGCGGTTACTGCGCGACCAACTGGAGCAGCACGACGAGGAGAACGCGGTCGACGACAACCAAGCGATCGATTTCGACGACATAACGGGCATGCCGGCGACGTGCTGCGTGTCGGGCCTGGTGCTGCTCGAAAGCGACGACCTGGTCGAGGATCTCGAGGGCCGCACGGCGTTGAAGGCGGTCCTGCCGTGGCCAGAGACGCAGGCACTGCCGGATCTCATTCCCGCCGATGTCGATGAGGCCGCTTGACCATGTCGAAGACTGAAAACGCAGTGCTGAGCAACAGCGAGCAGATCCTCAAGGCGCGCGTCGAGCGCCGCCTCGAGGTCATGGAAACCATCGCCGACGGCCAGCAAACGCTCAAAGACTACAAGGCCGAGGACAAGGCCGACGGCTTCACCGAGAAAGCCATCGGCCAGATCATCAAGGAGCTGCAGAAAGGCGTCGACTTCCAGGCGGCGCAGCTGCTGCTCGAGACGGAAGTCGACAGCTACCGCAAGGTCAACGGACTGCCGGTCACGCTCGAGGACGCGCAGAAACGCGCGTTGTCGGCAGCCGAGGTCGCCGAGCCGAAACGCAAGGCGTCGCGTGGCAAAAAAGGCAAGGACCCGCACGGCAGGCCGAACTGAGGGTGATGGACATGGAAGCACCGCAGGCAGTGGCGCTTGACGCGCTCGAGATCGAGGCGCTGCGCAGCGTGCGCGACAAGCTGCGCAGCCTCGAGAAGCTGACGCACTCCAAAGGCGGTATGAGCGAATTGCGCCAGATCCTGCATGCCTGGGTGCGCGAGAACGCCGGCGGCGAGGTCGACGATCCGGACCTGCGCGCCGCCGGCGAGAAAGTGAAGCGGCTTGCCAAGCTGGCGCGCATCGGCGTGCCGGGCGCGCGGCAGCTGCGCGGCGTGCTGCAGTCGGACATCGCCGAGGTCGAGGCGAAGCTGCGCGGCGAGGAAATCGCCAGCTTCGAACGCGAGGCGCGGGCATGAGAGCGCCGACGCTGATCGAGGTCGAAAGCTTGTGGAGACTCCTGGTGCGCGGCGCCAAGAGGAATCGCGGGCAGAAAGCGGAGATTGAATTCGTCTCGCAGGTATATCGCCTCGACGGCGTAGCGGTGCAGGCGACCATCCGCATGGAGATCTGCCCCGTCGTCGACAACGGCGGCGCAACGGCAAAGGTGGCAGCATGACAGTGCGCCCGATCATTTTCGCCGGGCCTATGGTCTACGCGATCGAGGCTGACGACAAGACGCAAACGCGGCGGATTCTCAAGCCGCAGCCACCGACCGAAGAAGCGTTCCCGGGATCTAGCTTCGGCATGAGCCGCGCCGTCGACGACGGCGTCAAAATGTACTCCCTCAACCAATACGACGCGCTGCCGAAGCACCCGAGAAAATGGGATCTGGTCGGCAGCGTCGGTGTTGCGCGCGACGCCGGCTTTCCGTTGGTCTACGACGCCCGGTTCGCCGTCGGCGACCTGTTATGGGTGCGCGAAACGGTGCGCGCCGCGGAGGACGGCGCACACATCGCCCACGTTCGCTATCCCGCCGATGGGCATTGGCAGGAGATCGAGAACACGGGAGAGGCCGCCGACCGCTGGGGTGTGCTCTGGGGGTATCGCGGCAAGCTCGGTGCCACCGTGCCGGCGATCCACATGCCGCGCTGGGCGTCGCGCTTCACGCTGGAAGTGACCGACGTCAAGGTCGAGCGCCTGCAAGCCATCAGCTTCGCCGACGCTAAGGCCGAGGGCGTTTTCAGTGTGCCGGTGCACCGGGATCTGCACCACACCAATTCGCGCGTGCGCTTCGCCGGCGTCTGGAATGACATCAACGGCGCCGGGGCCTGGGACCTAAACCCCTGGGTGGTCGCGCCGACCTTCAAGGTGCACCGCGTCAACGTCGACGCGTTCCTGGCGCAACGGGAAAGGACAGCGGCATGACGACACTGACGGGCGGGCAGCGCTACAAGCTGCGCGCGGAGCTGCAGGGACTGAAGGAGCTGGGCAAGAGCATCCGCAAGATGCGCGCGCCCTATGACGCGATGCTGGCCGAGGTCGACGTACTGATCAGCCAGACGCTCGAGCGCTACGGCGTCGGCACGGTGGCGGGCGCCGAGGCGCTGCTCGAGGGCAAGCAAGGCGAGGATGGCAAATGCTAAGCCCCGCCCTGGTCGCCGACGAGACGCGGCGCATCATTAGCGCGATCGCCAAGACGCGCTTGCCTATGAGCGATGAAAAGGCGCTGCAGGCGGCGATCGAGATCGTCCTGCTCGACAACGGTTTCACGTTCACGCGGGAGGCGCTCGTCGCCGGCGGCATCATCGACTTTCTCGCCGGCGCCGTCGGCATCGAGGTCAAGATCAAAGGACCGGCGCGCGAGGTCCTGCGCCAGCTCACCCGCTACGCCGAGGACGATCGCATCGAGCACCTGGTGCTCGTCGCCGCGTTCCCCTGCGCCATGCCCCCGATGATCGGCGGCAAGCGCTGCACCATCGTCGACGTCGGGAGGGCCTGGCTGTGAGCGAGACGACGTCGCCGGCGCGAACGTATGGTGCAATGGAATCCGTCATTGGCGGCTGGATGATCAACGAGCTGGAGCCGCACGTCGCGCTGCGCCTTAAATCGCTGTTCCCGCGCATCCCCCGGCATGCGCGCGTGCCGTTCTACCTGACCGGCGGCCCGCAGCTCGACGCGGACCTTTCCTGGTTCCTGCAGCGCTACCCGCTCCGGATGAGCGCCGGCGACGTCTTGAAGCTCACCGAACGCAAGACGCTATTCGAAACGCAACAGGCCGCGCTGGGCAGCATTCTCAGCGCCGACTGGAAGCCGACCACTAAGCTGATGTTTCGCCACAACCGGCCGCCGTACCCCTACCAGCAGCAGGCCGCGGAAATGTGCCGGCGGCTGGGGCGCCTGCTGCTGCTCGACGACGTTGGCATGGGCAAGACGATCAGCGCGCTCGCTACCATTGCCGTGCCGGAGCTGCTGCCGGCGGCGATCGTCGTGCAGCCGCACCTGGCCGACCAGTGGAAAGACGAATACATCGACGCGTTCACGCACCTGAAAGCGCACATCATCAAGGGCACGCGGCCCTATGAGCTGCCGCCGGCCGACATCTACATTTTCCGATATACGAATATTGCCGGCTGGGTCGACTACATCGACAAGGCGCCTTTCAAGTCGGTGATCTTCGACGAGATCCAGGAGCTGCGGCACGGCTTCGATACGCAGAAAGGCGCGTCGGCGAGGGCCTTCCTGACGCATGCACGGCTTAAGATGGGCCTCACCGCCACGCCGATCTACAATTACGGGTCGGAGATCTTCAACATCATCGAGTTTCTCGATCCCGGCGCGCTGGGGACGTGGATCGACTTCACGACGGAATGGTGCTCGAGGCACGGCACGCACTGGAAGGTCGACGATCCGCCGGCGCTGGGCACGCACCTGGCCGAGCAGCACCTGTCACTGCGGCGCCTCGAGGGCGACGTCGGCAGCCAGATGCCGCCGGTCAACACCATCATTCAGACGATCCCCTATGACGAGGAGGTCGCCGCGCAATCGGAGGACCTGGCGCGGCAGCTGGCGCTCACCGTCACGCGCGGCGACTTCATGGCCAGCGGCCAGGCGGCGCGCGAATTCAATGCGCTGATGCGGCACACGACCGGCGTCGCCAAGGCGCGGCACGTGGCGGCGTTCGTCAAGATCCTGCTCGGCCACGGTCGGCCGGTGCTGCTGACGGGCTGGCATCGCGACGTCTATGACATCTGGATGGCCGAGCTGGCCGAGCACGAGCCGATGCTGTTCACGGGCTCGGAATCGACGACGGCGAAAAGGAAGGCAAAGAAGGCCTTCATGGCCGGCGACACAAACCTGCTGATCATGTCGCTGCGCTCCGGCACCGGCCTCGACGGCCTGCAGGAACGCGGGTCGACCGTGGTGTTCGGCGAGCTGGACTGGAGCCCGCAGGTGCACAAGCAGGTGATCGGCCGCCTACGCCGGCCCGGGCAGACGCGCCAGGTCGACGCGATCTACCTCGTCACCGACGGCGGGTCGGACCCCTACCTCGTCACCACGCTCGGCATCAAAGCCGACCAGAGCCGCGGCATCCTCGACCCGCTCGCCGGCGTCGAGCAGCAGCACACCGACGCCAGCCGGATCAAAGAGCTGGCCGAGCTTTATCTGCAGGGCAAGACGCGCCTCGACACGCTGCCGCGCCGGCGCGAGCCGGAGCAGATCGCCCTTTTCGGAGACGATGCGACATGAGCCAGGCAAAGGCCAAGAGCCAAGAGCCGCTGCCCTCTGACGATAGCAGCGCCATCACCGTCGGCATGCTGCGCGACGCCGGGCAGCGGCTGCACATTTCCTGCGGAAATTGCGGCCACGAGCGCGAGCCGCGTCTCGACACGCCGCCGTTCACCAAGTGGCGCGACGACCTGACGGTCGGGGAAATTCGCAGCAAGCACCTGACGCCCTGCAGCGCCAGAGGCTGCGGCGAAAAGCGGAAAATTTGGGTCCAGATCGCGAACGTCGAGGCCAGCGCCGAGGATCGTCGCACATGGGGCTGGACCGAGAACGAAATCGCCGACGCCGAGAAGCGTTGAGCAGTGCTGCGTCAGTGCGTGCGTTTGAAACCTTGGAGCACGACCATGCGGAGAGCAGTTTTCACGATCCTGGCAGCGCTGGCGGCCTTCGCCTTCCTGATGTTGGGCTGGCGGGTCATCATCAATCTACTCATCGAAACGGGCGTCGACGTCGGCGATAGCGACGCCGGCGAGGCGCTCCGTGGCTACTTCGCCACCGCCTGGGCGATCGGCGCTCTAGCGCTGTCGCTCGCCGCGTGGGCGCGCATGTCGCGCCGTCTCGATCTGTGAGGCGCAGCACATGGCGATCGACAAGCTTTACGTGACCGAAAACCTCCCTGACGTCTGGCAGGCCTCGCCGGCGCCGACGGACGAGTCCTGGATGGTGCCGGTGTATTCCGGCGACGGAATAGACCGCATGGCCGACGCGGTCGTCGACTACGCGCGCTCGATGCACCAGATCAGCTGGTGGGAGGCGGCGTTCTGCGGCATCGGCGCGGTGACCGTGGCCATCGTCGGTTGGGTCATCGTGGTCGGCTCGATCGAGATCTGGAGCGAGAACCGCCGGCGCGATCGCCTGGTGGTGGCGATCGCCAGGCGCGCCTGGCACGAGCTGTCGCCGGCTGACCTGGTCGACGCAGAGAAGCGCTGGCCGGACGTTTTCCTCGTCGCCCGACATCTGATCGAAATAGAGCGGCAGTCGGTCGTCGAGCGCACGCGCATGGTGCTCGACGCGTGGTTCGGAAAGCAACGCGCCGACGCGGTCGCCGCGGCCGAAATCGAGGGGAGGGCGGCTTGATCATTTCGACGATCGCCCTCGTCGCCGTCTATCGCCGGGTGTTCCGTGCCAAGCCGCTGCTATTCCACGACGTGCGGACGCCGGCGAGACAGGAACGCCGGCGAGCGCGCATTGAGCGGTGGATGGGCAAGCTGGGGGTATGCGTGGCGCACGACTACGTCGCCAGGCATGAGACACCGACCGACAAGCGACGGCGCTGGAAACGAGGGGGCGCGTGAGCCAGATCTATTATCCGGCGACCGAGACCTGCCCGGCGATCGGCGTGCGCGTCATCGTCGTCTGGGCAGGCCGCGAATTGAGCGCAGCGCGCACCCGCGACAAGAACAGCGGCGCCGTGCGCTGGGTGACGACCGAGCACGGTCAACTCGTAACACTGCCGCCGCGGGGCCTGGAGAGCCGCTGGGGCGAGGAGCCGGAGGGCTGGCGCCCCGAGCAACCCGAGACGTGGCGGGCGCCGCTGCCGGAGCCCCTGACGTCGTGCGCGCCACGTATGGCGGACGCGCGACCTGGTCGCGCCAGATCCGGCGGCCGTTATGCGGCGATGTCGGCGCAGGCGGCACAATCGGATGCGACGCGCCGCGAGATCGAAGCCGAGCTGGGCGCCGTCGACGAGGCGCGCGCATCCGAACGGCAATGGTGGCTCGGCGAGCTGCTCAGCTATTCGCCCGCCGGCGAGATCTCGGTGCGCGAGGCCGAGGGCCGCGTCGCCCGCGCCATACTCACCGACGGCATCAAGGGCAAGCACGGCGGCCCGGCCGGCATGGGCGAAACCTCGAGCGCGCTGTCGGGCTTTGTGCACGAGACGCTACTTTCGAGCGACGCCGACGGAATGCTCGAGCGCTTCGAGCCGACGCCGCGGGATCTCGCCGACTACACGACGGCGTTCGCCTGGTTCACGGCGCTCAACCCGCCGGAGCTGTGGCACCACTCGCGCAAAGCCTGGACGCTCAGCCAGGCGCAGTGCGTGCTGGTGTGGCGGATGATCATGCCGCCGCTGTCGTGGCGCTCGATCGCCAAGAACGCCGGCGGCAGCCATGTCGGCGCGCGCCAGATCTACGGCGCCGCGCTCGCCGGCGTCACGCGGGCGGCGAATGGCCAGGCGGTGCTTCAGCACGTGAAAGTGAAAGATCGGATGGCGGCGCTGCGCGCGGCGAACCGCAGGGCAAAGGTGGGGCATGACGGCTAACCATATCCAATCGCTAAAGCCGGCCGCCGGCGCGCGCCGCATCGAGTACGTCGACGAGACGCCGCGCCGGCAACGCCGCAGCGACGGCGAGATCCGCGCCGAGGAGGACCTGGGGCACCATTGGGTGACCGTGCTGTCGGTCGAGCGGCCGGTGCCGCGCTATTTCGGCGACAACCGCGGCATGCTGCCGATCTGGGTCGAGGCCAATGCCGATTGGCGGCAGGCAGGCCGCGCCTTCGATCAGCAGCAGCCATCGCCGGCCATGCGCGCGGTGCGGCTAGCGGTGCTGGGCGTGCGCTCGGATGCACACGCGGCGCAGCTTAAGAAGGTGCTCGACGAGGCCCTCGTGGGCCGCGCCGTAGGCCTCGAGGCCGATGCGCTGCGCTTGCGATTCCGAAACGGCGTCGACTTCGGTGAGATTGACGAATGGTGGCCGCCGTTCCTGCTCGACGTACTGCTTCACTGCGAGGCGGCCGCGGCAGATTTCGAGACATTCACCCGCGAAGATCACGAGCGCCAGGTGGCGCAGCGTGCCGAGCGCGAAGACAAGCGGCGGGTCGGCCGGTGACAGTCTACGTCGACGACATGGCGGCGCCCTATCAGCCCAAGCACCGGCCGGGGCGCACTTACGTCATGTGCCACATGATCGCCGACACCGACGACGAGCTGCACGCCATGGCGGCCGCGATCGGCGTCGCGCGCCGCTGGCATCAGGGCGACCATTATGACATCGCCAAATCGAAGCGCGAGCAAGCCATCAAGCTCGGCGCCGTGCCGCTGCCGATGCGGACGCTCGCCGCCATGGCCATGCTGCGGCGCTGGGGGCAGCCGATGGGCGAGCCCGCGACGGCGATGCAGCGCATCAGCGAGTATCGAAGTGCACGCGTAAGAACCGAGGAACCGAGATAATGAGCAACGACAATTCGCAGGCGCCGCCTATCGAACTGGCGACGACGAAAAGTGAAGACGAGCCAATGCTGCAATTCTTTGCGTTTGACCATCTGCCGCCGCACCTCGCGGCGATCAGCGGCTCGTTCTGCCAGTTGGCGCACGAGATGTGTGCGCTGTTGCCGCGCAATCCCGAGCGCACGGCCGGGCTGCGCAAGCTGCTCGAGGCGAAAGACTGCGCCGTGCGGGCCAAGCTGTTCAAGTAACCGAGCGTAGAACTAAACCGAGGAAAGACGAAAATGCTGAAACGTGACGAGATTGCCAACCCGAACAGCTGCCTCAACAAGGCAGCCGATGACGAGCCGGTTTTCGTGCTGCGCGGCCGCGACGCGCTGGCGCCGGAGATCGTGCGCGATTGGGCCAACCGCGCCGAGGCAAACGGCGCGTCGGCCGACAAGGTCGACGAGGCGCGCGCCCTCGCCGACAAAATGCACGCGTGGCCGGCGCGGCGGATGCCGGATTGATGGAGCCTCAATGGGCAATAGGGGCGCTGGCGTTTATACTCGCCGGCGCCAACGCCCTTCTCCTCGTCGAGGTTAGGGGGCTCATCCGCCGCGTCGACGCACTCAGTCGCGAGGTTTGGAAGTTGAAAGCGGCGGGGCAAGTCATCCCGCCGTCCCGCAACGATTGAGGCGAGCCGCGCCGAAAATGGAGACCCCAATGGGCAGCAACGTGGTGAACCTCAAGCGGGCCGAGAGCCGCGCCGTGCCGGCGCCGGACGTCGACGGTCTGTCGCTCGGAGACATTCGCAAGGTCGAAGTGGCGTTCGAGGATGGGGCACCGCAGACGTATCTCATCCACAAGGATGACGTTGAGACATTCATCGAGGCCACGCTCAAGCTGCATTGCGACCCCGGCGTCAATCCAGTCACTAAGGCCGAGACAACCAAGGTCTGGCAAATCCGCGTCGGGAAGCTGAAGCGGGAAGGCCCATATTGGTGGACGACGCCAGCGCTAGACGGCCGCGTCCCAGGCGCGCACATTTTTGATTGCTACGGCACCGAGTGCGTATGGATGAGCAAGGACGCCGAGCGCAGATATGCGGAAAGCGACGACTAGGGCGAAATCATGCTGACGCACCTGGTTCTCGCATGGGTGACGGTCCTCGCCGTGGCGTTGGGCAGCGTCGAGGCCGTCGACGGTGACACGGTGCGGGCGCTGGGCCAGTCCTGGCGCCTGACCGGCTTCGACACGCCCGAGACGCGTTACGCCAGGTGCAGCCGCGAGTGGATGCTGGGCGTGGTGGCCAAAAACCGGCTGCAGCGCCTGGTCGACGGCGCCGGCGTAATCGAGATCCACGCGCGCCGCGGCAAGGACAAATACGGCCGCGGGCTTGGCGCGCTTATGGTCGACGGCGAGGATGCCGCCGACATCATGGTGCGGGAAGGGCTGGCGCGGCCCTACAGCGGGCGCGGGAAGCGCGGGAGCTGGTGCGGTGGGGGATGGGTGCGGTGAGCACGATCAAGGCTTGGCGCTGCTGTTCGGCGGGATATGGGGGAAGTGATGGCGGGTTTTCCAATGTGGAAAGTGTGGCTAGTCCCTAACGAACAGCCGCCACCGATCCTTATTTGCCTCACGCCACTCGGGCGTTTTGACTTTGATCCAGTCGGGATTGGGGCCGGACACATAGCGGCTGCCGCGTCGCTTACATACGACGCCTTCGAGGCCGTGCTCGGCGCAAAGCTCCAGGACCGCCGCGGCGCTATGGAAGGCATGCGAGGTCCGCAGCGTGTCGGTCGCCTCACGCTTGAGCACCCGCCGCACCAGGGCACGGCGCGCTTCTAGCGGCTCGTTGACCATCGGAACGCCATTGAAGGCGAGAATGTCGAAACAGTAGACGCAGCAGCCGTCGCGTTCGCCGCGCATGAGAGCGTAGAAGTTCGGCCAGCCTGAGACGTCGGGCGCTACAATCTCGCCGTCGAGGATCAGCGACTTGAACGGCAACGCGGCGACGGCATCAGCGAGCTTGCGGAACCGCCGTGTGAGGTCGCCACCATTCTTGCCGTAGATCGTCGCCGCGCCGTCGACCAGGTGCATCTGCGCACGGAAGCCATCGTGCTTGAGGTCATACAGCCAGTCGCGCCCGGTGGGCGGCTCTGAGGCGAGGACCGGTGCGCTGGGCACGATGAAGGGGGAGCGAGGCACGCGCGTTACTTAAGCGCGACGATCGGGTCCAGCAAGGCGAGAGTCCGCGCAGGCGCCGTCGGGATTGTTCTTCTTCTGTTCTCGGGGTAGAAGCGGGGGCAGAGAGAGAGGCCCAAGCATGCCCGAGGACGATCACACATACCGAAAAACGCTGGCCGTGGGCGCTGCCGTGCAGGTCCGCTTCGGCGGGCGTTGGCAGGAGGCCACGATCGTCAACAAGTCGGAGCGGGGCAAGAGCGAGACCGTGCTCGCGAAAACCGCGGACGGGACGTTCGTGTCGGTCCGCGATCCGTCGCAGTGGAGGCCGTCGCGCTTACCAAAGTAAAAACCCCGGAGCTGGGGGCACCAGCAACCGGGGGAATTATTCAAAGTCTGAATATTTTTTGCATGTTTTCCGTCGCCGTTAGGAGGCGGCGGCGAGGACCTTGCACCGTCCGGCCTGGGTCCGCGCGGGGATGAGCCGCTGACGCTCCCAATCGCGGCACCAGTCCGACACCGTCTGCTTAGGGCGACCGGACAGTCCGACCAGCGTGTCCTGCGAGGGGAACGTCCGGCCAAGCGCCAGCTCGAACAGCACGTGCTGCAGGGTTTCCGTCTTACTGAGGCGGCCGCCGGGCGCCGGACGGTCCGGCTTTGGCGTCGGACCGTTGCGATCGTCCGGACCAAACCACCGCCGATCGACGGACGGTCCGGCCTCGAAGGACGTCTGCGCCGTCTCGGCCGGCGTGGGCAGGTGCCGGCGCTGACGGTTCGGCCCGAACGCTCGAGCAAAGCACCAGATGGTGCCAAACTCGAAGAACAGCGTCAGCATGTAGGGGAAGGCGAGGCCTGCGCCGGCCGCCACCTTGCCCTTGTCGTAGCCGAACGCGGCCGCCGACGTGGCGAACTGCTCAGCTGCCGGGTCGACCGGCGTAGGAGGCGCCAGCTGCGCCAGGCGCGCCTCGACGCCGGCGAGGCTGTCGGCGTAGACGCTCTGCACCGCGCGGGCACCGAGGCATCGTCGATGGTCGGGGCCGAGCTTTTTGCAGACGGCGTCGGCATCGCTGCGCTTGGCGGCAAAGGCGGCCGTCTCGCTGGCGATCTTGCGCTCGAGGTCGAGACGCTTGCCGACGGCCAGGTCGTGCTCGCCGGCCGACATCATCGTTTTCTCGCCCTGGCGGCCGACGCTGGAATAAATCACCAGGCCGGTGCCGACCAGGAACAGCACCGAGAAGCCGGCGAGGCTGCCGAACTGCCGGCGATGCCAAGCCTGCTCGGCGAGGATGCCGACCAGCAAGGTGCCGGCGACGATGACCAGCGTCTGGTAGTGCTTGAGCGTGAACTGCGCACCGAGCGCGACGACATCGTAAAACAGGATGGCGAGCGTTCCGGAGAGCAGGATGACGCCGGCGACGAAAGCGACGCCGCGCCAGGAAAAGGCCGTGCGCGCTGTAATTGCAGCTGCTCGACCGAGCGTGTTAAGGCTCTGCATGTGAGTACCTTTCTTTGCGGATTGGGATGCACACCGGCCCGGGAGTGTTTGCGCACTCCCGGGCCAACTCGTTTCCTGCGTATTGAGCAGGGGATGGGGCACCCTCGAGGATGCCCACACCGCTGCTCAGTCGACCTTGGCGGCCGCCTGCTGCGCATCTTTGAGGAGGCGGAATGTGCCAAGCTCATTGAGGCGCCCGTCGACGTAGTACGGCCGCAGCGCCGTGGGGTGGCCGCAGTGGCGGACGAGCACGCCGGGCAGCTCGTCGCTCGTCCATTTGTCGTTGCGGCCGGTGGGGCCAGGATGCCCTTTCCAAGTGATGCTCATAACGCCCTAGCTCCGGATAGAGACGACGACCGGCCGATCGGTCGCGGTGATGTTCGCGGTCGCCTCGATCGGCGTGATGTCCGGCAGCGTGAGATTGAGCGCCACGACGCGGAAACCCTCATCGTGGCCGTGGTTCTCGACCAGGGCGTCGGCCGCCGTCTGCGCGTCGACGTCGCTCGCCTCGAGGTCGCCGGCGGCGTTGTAGGCTATCCAGAGCATCGCATTCATAGCGTCGTCCCCTTGTTTGGCTCATCAGGCCGGCACTCGCCGGCGACCATCGCGGGGCGCTGGGCCCCGCTAGGTTTCGCCATCACGCTGCGGCCTCAAGCTCGGCCGTCTTGGCGGCGATCGCCGCCTTGATCCGCTCGACGACGTTCTCGAGGTTAGGCGACTTGCCTTTCGTGTGCACGCGGCTGCGCCAGTCGACGCCGCCACCAACCTCGCGCCAGGCCGAGGCGCCAAAGTCGGCGCTGTACTTGTGCAGCTCGACAATCCAATCGCCGAACGTGGCCCGCACGCGCCGGTCGACTTCGCCGGCCTTGTGATGCGCGTGCTGCAGCTCAACGACCGAGAACCGCAGGCCGCCGGCGTCGAACACGTTGCCGGGGTATTCGGCCTTTGGCTTGGCCGTTACGGCCTTTTCGACGACCTCGAGGGGGACGACGATGCGATCGGCGGCGCCGGCGGCCAGATTGTGCGCGAGATCCAGGCGGCCAGAACAGCCGACCATGATCCAGGCGCCTTTGTGGTTTTTGCCGAGGACCGCATGCGAGTAGCGCCTCGAGGCGGACGTGCGATTGAGCGTGGTGCCGTCCGGCGCCGTGGCCGTGTGGATGATTTTCACCGTCATGTGCTTTTCCCGTGTGCTTGGCTCATCAGAGGCGGCATCACCGCCTGACCGTCGCGGGGCTCGAGGCCCCGCTAGGTTTCGCCTTCACGCTGCAACCTTGTCGGCGGTCAGCACCGGCGACATCGAGTAGCGGCCATGGGGGTCGCAGGCCTCGACGCCGTCCCAGATCCGGACGCGACGGGCGCGAATCTTGCCGTGCGCCGACAGCCAAACCGTCTTTTCGGTGCGCTTGACGACTTCGAATTTGAACACGCAGTCGTAGTCGCAGATCGAGCGGACGGTGTAGGTGTTGCCGACTTCAAATTTTGCGATGGTGGTCATTTGGTTGGCTCCGTGAGTTAAGTGGCTTTGCGATGTCTGGGTTTTATTTACCCGAGTAACTTAAATAGGTCAAGGGCCAGAGCAGGCCTTGACGCATTTTTTTTACTCGCGTAATTATGTGGCCATGCAGATACACGAGAGCGATGCAGACATGGCCGAACCACCTCGCCGCCCGCGCGGCCGCCCGTCGACGGGAGTTCGCAAGGCACGTGTGCAGGCATTGCTTGATGTTGAGGACGTCGAGACGATCGAGGCGGCTGCGGCTACGCTCGACAAATCGGTCGCCGAGCTGGGCCGCGTGCTGATCAAGGGCGAGATGGCCTGGGCGGACGTGGTCAAGGCGGCAAAGAAGGGGCGGCGGTGATGGCGCGGTGCCCGCAGTGTTTGTCGACGTCGGTGGATGCCGTTCCGCAAGCGCTGCCGATGCGAGAATATCGACCCGGTGACGAGCTTGTGCCCGCCCGCGTATGGTGGGCGTGCGAATGCCTGAATTGCGGCAACGCATGGTCGCAGGCGGGGACGGCGGCGGTTGAGCCGCCGAACATGGTCATAACGAGCGGGCCATGGGTGATGCGTGATGGGTGCTGACGATGGCTGCGAATGAACGCGAGGCGATCGAGGGGCGACTGCGCACGATGCTGGACGTCGGGCTCGACAAAGGCAACGAAGGCGAATTGGTGACGCTGATCGAGCGCATCGCTGTTGCGGCCGTCGCCGAACTCGTCGACCCGCTTTACGCGCTGTTATCGGCGCGCGCCGAGGCGCTGGCCGGCTGTACCGAGGGCTCGCCGGAGGAGGCCGAGCTGGCGGCGATCGCCACCGCGCTCGACCGCTACGAGGCGCTGCGGCCGCCGGCCGGCCAATAAAATAGGAGCACACGATGACGACCGCACACCATGACAACGCCGACACGCGAAGACTTAAGGGCAAGGTGGTGAGCCTGGTCGAGCACGAGCCCGGCCACGTGACCGTGCGTTTCAATGATGGCTCGCTTATCCGCGTGACGGCAGAGGAGCGGGACGTCAACGGCGCAAAGGTTATGGGGCTGGCCGTTCAGACTATCGCCGTTAGCGAGTGATGCGCGAATGACACGGGCGCATCATTTTGAAAAAGTTGTTTACAGATAGGGCCGAATCGGGTGATTCGACCTCTAGTCTCAACGAGACGTACGCCCGCAGCCATCCAGCCGCGGGCGTTTTGCGTTTCTGGCGGCACGCGGGTGAAGCAGCCAACTGCGGCGACGACCACCGAACGCGGCCACAAAATCATAATGCCGGGGTGTATTCCCCGGTGGTCGGTGCGGAGATGCACGGGGGCGGCTGAGCCGTTTCTGACCGATCTTAAAACAACGCCCCCTAGCCATTCACGAATGCCACGCGCCCCACGGTGCTGCTGGGATGAACCCTCGGCGGCAGGTATCTAACCGATGGATCAGGCGGCTCGGCCGGTGGCGCAGCCGGCACGCCATGCCGTTTACGCCTCTGCTTGGCGGCATGGCACCCATACTTGAGAGCGCTGAAGACCCGCACCGGCTGCCGCGTCGTCCACCAGTATGGCAGCCGGTGAGCAGTGAGGCGATGACGGACCTAATTGCGCGACCGCACCGCGGCCCGTGCAGCAGCTGATCTCCGGCCCGATCCTGGCAGGCACCCACAAACGCGATTGATTTTCGCACCAGGCCAACGCCAGCGAAGAAGGCCGGACCGATCACGATGCAAAAGCTGATGCTCAACGGCGAGCACGCCTGGGTTATTCGGTCGACGTGCCCTGACCGGGCGGAAATGTTCTTCGAGAGCCACACGACCTGGAACGTCAAGCCGAGCGAGGCGACGATCTTCCGGTCGTTCGACGCCGCCGAGCGCGAAATGGTGCGGGCGGCTTCGCTGGGGTTCAAGCTGCCGGGTGAGGTTCACGAGGTCGTGCCGCTGCTAGGAGCGCTCGCAACATTCGCCGCCAAGGCACGCAGGAAGGGCTGAGCGATGGCCGCGATAACGATGCACTGGTCCGGCGACGGCATCCCCAAGATGCACATCGCCATGGATAGGCTGTCGGGCAACCAGAAGTACACCGCCCTGCGCCGGGCGCTCAACCATACCGGCGACAAGGTGCACACCATCGTGCTGCGCACGCTGTCAAAGCAGATCGGTGCGCCCCAGAACGTGATCCGGCGCTACGGCAAGATCAGCAAGCAGCGCGCCACCGGGGCAGGCCTTACGTACACCATACGGGCTAGTGGTGGGCCGATACCGTTGAAACATTTTCGCGCGTATCAGACCGCTAAGGGCGTGTCGGCCGCGCCTTGGAACAATCGCAAACTCTATCGCTCGGCGTTCATCATCGGCGGCGGCGGCAACGGCCATGCGTTCTGGCGCGTGGGCAGTGCGCGCTTGCCGATCAAGGGCATCACCGGCCCGAACGTGCCGAAGGAAATGGTGAAGGATGCGAGCGCTGCCGCGTTCCATTCGGTAACGTCGGCCGAACTGCCGCGGCGTGTGGCACACGAGATCAAAGTCATCACGAACGGCGTCGTGTCCTAACGAGGGGGCAGCTCGCGGGTCCCTTCCAGGCCCCGCCCCCACCTGCGGGGCGGCGGCCGCCCGGGGTTCGCCAATTTTTCAGGTCCAAAAATCTGCATTTCCGTTTCCGGTTTTGCAGTGTTTACGGGCCTTTTCGAGGGGTCGATAAATGGCGCGCAAGCCGACCAAGAAACCGCGCGTCAAAACTCCGCAAGAAAATGACGGTCCGGAATTGGTGTCGGCCGCCAGGTTAGCCAAGTGTTTCGGCCTTACAGAGCGCCGGGTGCGGCAGCTCGCCGACGAGGGCGTCGTGGTCAAAAGCGGCAGGGCGCTTTACGACCTCGCCAAGTCGACGCAGGCCATGTTCCGACACATCCGCGAAACGGAAATCGCTAAGCGTGAAAGCGAGGCGTCGTCGCGTTCGCAGTTCGAAGCCGAGCGAGCGCGCAAGCTCAAGCTCGAAAACGACGAGAAAGAAAACATCTTAATCGAGACGCCGACGGCGATCGCCGCCATCGACTTCATCGTGGGAAGGCTTCGCACCGGGCTCGCCGGCGTGCCGGCCAGAGTTTCAGAGGACGTCGCCACGCGCCGGCGAGTTGAGAATGCCATCGACGACGTTCTCCTCGAAGTCAGCGACAACTTTGAAAAAGCTGCAACCCTTCTGGGTGAGGGGCGCGATCCTTTCGAAGCCGACGAAGCGGCAGCCGCCTGACGAGTGGGCGAAAGACAACCGGATCTATCCGCCATCGTCGGACCGACCAGGTCCTCGCAATGTGCAGCTTACGCCGTACATCGTCGACTACGTTCGGGCCTTCGAAAACCACCTTTACGACACGGTGGCGCTGGTCTGCGGATCGCAGATGGGCAAGTCGGAGGCCGATCTCGACGTCATCGGCCAAACGCTCGACCAGCGGCCGGCGCCGATCATTTACGTCGCGCCGAGTGAGACGTTCCTGCGCGAGGAGATTGAGCCGCGTCTGACGTCGCTGATCGAGCAATCGGCGAGCCTCAAGGCGAAGGCGAGCGGCGGCAAGAAGTCGACAAAGTACAAAAAGATCGTCGCCGGCGTGGCGGTCCGGCTGTTGTGGGCAGGATCTGCGTCGCAGCTGTCGGGCACAACCGCCAAGCTGGCGCTCGTCGACGAGCTGGACCGCATGGTCAGCAACGTGCAGGGCGACGGCGACCCGCTAACGCTGGTCGATGCTCGAGGCTTTGCGCACAAGGACAGAAAGCGCGGCGTCACGTCGACGCCAAAATGCGGTAATGCCGACATCATCAGGGACGAGGTTTCGGGCCTCGAATTCTGGAAGCGCATGCCGCCGGAGGACATCGAAAGCCCGATCTGGCGCGTCTGGCAGCGCGGCACCATGCACCATTTCGCCTGGCCCTGCCCTGAGTGCGCGACCTACTTTGTGCCGCGCTTCAAGCAGCTGCGCATCCCTGAGAATGCGACGTCGGCCGAAGCAAAGCGCCACGCGCACGTCGAATGCCCGCACTGCGGCGGCGTGATCGAGGAACACCACAAGCCGGACCTCAACGCTCGCGGGCGCTACGTGGCGCCAGGTCAGGAAATCTCGCCCGACGGCATCGTCACCGGCGACCCACCGGACACGTCGACCATCAGCTTCTGGGTGTCGGGGATCTGTTCGCCGTTCGTCACGATCGGCGAGCGCGCCGCGGCCTACATCGAGGCTAAGGAATCGGGCAGCCAAGAAAAGCTGCAGGCGGTAATAAATACCGGCTTCGGTGAGCTGTGGGCGCCAGGCGCCGGCGACGTTCCCGAGTGGACCGAGGTCGCTGCGCTTCGCAGGCCATACAAAAAGCTCGAGATTCCGGTCGGCGTTCGGGTTCTCACGCTTGCGGCCGACGTTCAAAAGCGGCGCATCGTCTACACGATCCGCGGCTGGGGCGCTCGCGGCAGTTCCTGGCTGATCGACTTCGGCGAGCTGCACGGCCACACGACCGAGGACGACGTCTGGAACGACTTCGCCGAGCTGCTGCACCGGCCGATCGAAGATCGCGCCATCCGCATGGCTTTCATCGACTCCGGTTTCCGCCCCGGCAAGCCGGAGAACGTGCCAGTCAATAAGGTCTATGATTTCTGTCGGCGGTTCCCGCGCCTGGTGTACCCGACCAAGGGTCGCGCGACGCAGGACAAGCCGCTCATTCCGAGCAAGATCGAGGTCACCGCGCGCGGTTCGGCGCGAAAATACGGCCTCGACTTGATCTGGCTCGACACGGACCATTTCAAGAGCTGGGTTCACGAGCGCATCCGCTGGGAGCCTAATCAACCGGGCGCATGGCTGCTGCCGCAGGACACCACCGACGACTACTGCAAGCAGATCGTCGCCGAGGCGCGCGTAAAAAAGCCGAACGGTCAACCGCAATGGGTCGCGCGCAGCCGCGAGAACCATTACCTCGACTGTGAAGCGATGCAGGCGGCCGTCGGGCACATGCTCAGCGTGCACCTGATGCGACCGGACGACACCGAAAGCGCGTCACCGCCACCACCGACACCGGCAGAACCGGCGCCGGCGGCCGGCAACGTCGCGCAAGCTGCCCAACGTGCTCGAGCCGAGAAGCCACAAACGCCGTCGAAGCCGATCGTCGCGCCACGCGCACTAGCGTCGAAAGTCGACGCCGCAGCGGCGCGCAAGCAACGCATCCAGGATCTCGCGGTGCGGATGAGGACACGATGACCGAGCCAACACCTTGCCTCTTGGTGCTGCGCAAGCTCAAGGAAGCGATCGACGCGCGCATGACCGGCACGGGCGTGCAGAGCGTCGGCCACAAGGGCCGAACGCTCGAGTACGCAACCATGAACGTCGGCGAGATGATGAAATATTATATGCAGCTCTGGCGCCAGTGCCCCGCGGCGCAGGCCGAGCTGCCGGAGCTGCAGCCGCTTGACGGGCCGACCGGCACGCGCGGGCGGCCGGCTATCTTTGTTGGCAGCGGGCGGGTCTGATGGCGAGAACGCGCAAGGTCAGAGCCGCCGCGCCGAGCGTCCAGAAGCCGCGCGCAAGCATGGGTGAAACGGCTTACACGGGCGCCAGCCGCCGCGACCAAAACATCGCCATGTGGCAGCCGGGGCTGCGGTCGGCCGACGCTGAAATCATGCGCGACGCCGCGATGGTTCGTGCCCGAGCCCGCGACCTCGAGCGCAACCACCCCTACGCCAAGCAGGCGGTGCGGATCTCGCGTCTTGGCGTCGTGGGCAAGCAGCTGCGCTATTCCTGCCGGCCCGACTATCGTTTTCTCGGCATCGACTTCGAGGAGGCGGTCCGCTGGGGGCAGGAATTCGAGCGCGTGTGGGAGAGCTACGCACACGGCCCGTCGTGCTTCATCGACGCCGGCCGGCGCATGAGCTTCACGCAGATGATGGGGCTGGCGCACGATCGCGATTTTGTGGACGGCGAAAGCTTCACGACGGCCGAGTGGGCGCCGTCGCGCAAATGGCGCACGTGTTTTCAGGCAGTCGACGTCGATCGCCTCTCCAATCCGCACGGCGCACCGGAAACGACCTATTTAAAGGGTGGCGTCGCGCTGAACGATCTGTCGGAGCCGGTTGGCTATTGGGTGCGCGACAGCCACCCGGCCGATGTCGGCTTTCAGGGCGCGCGCGTGTTGAGCTGGTCGTTCGTCCGACGCGAAACCGATTGGGGCCGATCGGTCGCGCTGCATACGTTTGACGTCAGCCGGCCAGGGCAGACGCGTGGCATGTCTGAATTCGCCTCGGTCATCCGCGACATGAAAATGGGCCGCGAATACACCGAGACGGCGCTCGCTGCGGCCATTCTGCAGGCGTCCTACGCCGCGGTGATGACTTCGCAGCAGAATTATAAGGACGCCCTCGAGATCATCGCGTCGGGCCCACCGGACTCGGCGCCCAGCATCGCCGACGTCGCGCTCGAGAACCTCGAGGCGGCCGTCGCCTACCACGACGAGGCAAAGATCCGCTTCAACGGCGCCAAGGTGCCGATCCTATGGCCAGGCGAGAAGCTCGAACTGCTCACGCCGGGCCAGAGCGCCAACAGCCTCGCCGATTTCCAGAGCCACGCGACTAAGTCTTACGCGGCCGGCACCGGCACCGATCCGATCTCGGTGAGCCAGGACTATTCCGACGTGAATTACTCAAGCGCCAAGATGGCCGTCGCATCGAACTGGCGGACCTACGAGGCGCGTCGCGAGCGCCTGGTCGGTGGTCTCGCCATGCCGATGGTCGCGGCTTTCCTCGAGGAGATCGTATTTTCGGGGGCGATGCCGCTGCCGAAAGGCGTGTCGGAGCTAGATTTTTACGATGCACGCGACGCGCTGATCAAAGGCAAGTTTATCACCGCCGGCGCGCCCATGCTCGACCCGGTCAAGGAGCGCCAGGCGCAGAAGCTTGGCGTCGAAATCGGCGTCGACACCCTGCAGGACATCTGCGCCGAGGAAGGCAAGGATTACCTCGACGTGCTCGACCAGCTGCAGCGTGAAGCAATGGAGCGCGAGCAGCGCGGCCTGCCACCGCCGTCGCCGCTGATGCTTCCGCCGGCACCGGCCGACGCTGGTGAGAAAGAGGGCGCTCCGCAATGACCAAGGCCGAAATCAAAGCGCGCCAGCAGACGCTACGCGATGCCGGTTTTGACGTCGCGATCGACGGCGTTGAAGGCGACTCCACGCGTAAGGCGTGGGAGACGTACCAGAGCAGCCAGGCGCGCGTTGACCAAGCGAGGGCGGCGGCCGAGGGCGCAAAGGCGACGGCCGAGGCCGAGCGCGCGAGGTCGGAAGCCGAGGCGATCCGCGCCAGGGCCGAGTTGGCGCGCCAGGAATCGGACGCCAAGAAGCGCATCGACGAGGCGGCCGAGAAGCAGCGCGCTTTCGATCGCGAGCTGCAGGACCGCGCCGACAAAGAGGCGCGCGAGGCGCGCGAGGGACTGCGCAAAGCCGGCATCAACGCCGCGGCGCTCGGCGCCGGGCTTTATGGCGGCCTGGTCTACGCCAAGCAGATCGACGCGCACCGCACCACGGCCGTCAATGCAGCCGCTCCGAAGCTGGCGACGCTCGCCAAAGAGACACGAACGGTCATCAAGCAGTACGAGGCCGGCAAAAACGTGCCGGCGGCCGCCAAGAAGCTGCGCGGCATCGTAAATGCAGCCGACAAGGCGAAATTCACCGCGCGCGCGCCGCTCGGCATCGGGCCAGCGTTCGTTCTGGCGGTCGAGGGCGCCATTTCTCGATACATCATCGCGCCGCAGTTCGAAGATCCGACCGCGCGCGAAGCATTCCAGGCGCTCGGCACCACGTCGGCCGTTGCCGCGACCACGATTATCGGCAAGGGCGCCGTCAACGTCGCCACGCCAAGCGCGCCGGTAAACGGGCGCGACCTGGCCGCCATCGAATCCGCTCGCACGATCGCCGATGCAGAAGCCAAGGCCGTGCGCGCTAAGACGGTAATTCCACGTGGGCCGCGGTCGACGATCGCGGCAGCGCTCAATAAGGCGAAGCCGGGCGTCAAGCTCGCCGGCGGCGCTGGCGCACTGGCGATCGCCGGTCCTGCAGTGGTCGCGTTGACGGCGTACGACTCCACCAAGAGCGCAGCGCTGGCCGAGGGCGCCGGTGAGGGCGCCGCCACGGCTCGAGCTGCCGGCACTGCGGCCCTGGTTGGTGGCGCGGTCGCCGCCGGCGGCATAGCGATCGCGAAAGGCATCATGACGGCCGCGCGCGCGGTCGCCAAGGCGTTGCCCGCCGTCGGCGCGATCGGCTCGAAAGCCGGTCCTGTAGCGATGGCCGGGTTCGCCGGCTACGCTGGTTATGAGGGCTACAAGGCAGGCGGCGTGCCCGGCGCGGCGATGGGCGTCGCCGACAGCGTCACCATGGGCGGCCTGTCGCTGCTTAACGAGAAGGCGCGAGCGGCGCTGCTGCCGAATGACGGCAAAGACCGCGCCTATCACGCGCCACGCAGCGGGCGTGCCTACTTGAACGCGCAGGCGGCCGATCGCAGCCAAGCCGAGCGCCGTGCCGCGCCGGTGACGGCGACCAGGTCGAGCAACGGATGGGTTGAGGGCTACCTGCGCAGCAACGGCGTGCGCGTCGAAGGCTATCGGCGCGCAGCGTAGGGGAACAGCGATGGACCGCCAGAAGGATCTCGCGCTCGGTGCCGGCGCCGCCACGACTCTCGGCGGCGCATTCGCGCTCGCGGCCTGGCGCGATCGCAAGCTGCGCGAATTCGTCGACAACAAGCCGGTGAGCCTGCAGAAGTTCGATCCGACGCGCATCACCGCCGACCCGGAGTCCTTCCAGTTCAAGGGCGGCGGCGACGCGGCCGGCGTCACGGAGCGCTTGCGCGGCGTCAGCAAGTGGGACCCTGTCGCGGCCGGCAAGGCCGTGGTTTTCGAGCGCGTCGATGGCACGCTCGTCATCGCCGACGGTCATCAACGGCTGGGGCTTGCCAAGCGCGTCAGCGCCAGCGGCCAGCAGGCCCGGCTCGACGGCTATCTTTTCCGCGAGCGCGACGGATGGACGCCCAAGGACGTGCGCGCCTACGCGGCGCTGAAGAACATTAAAGAGCTTTCCGGCGCCGCGCTGGACATGGCGAAAGTGATCCGCGAGCGACCCGACCTGGTCGACGGCTCGGTTCCCATGTCGGACGCGAAGATCAAAGAGGCGATGAGCCTCTCGAAGCTGTCGCCCAAAGCTTTCAACATGGTCGCCGGCGGCGTCATTCGACCCGAACTCGCCGTCGCCGTGGGTGATGTCGCTGACACCGCGCGGCACGCGTCGCTGATCGGCGAAATGGTGAAGGCCGACGTCGGCACGATCCAACAGGCCAGACTATACGTCGGCCAGGCGATGGCCGCGCCGAACATCGTCGAAACCAATCTCTCGCTATTCGGCGAGGAGATCGACACGAGGTCGCTCGTCAGCGAGCGGACCGCGGTGCTCGATAAGGCGCTGTCGGTCCTTAAGAGCGATCGCAAGGTTTTCGCCACGCTCGAGCGCGAGGCATCGCGGATCGAGGACGCTGGCAACAAGCTCGCACGGCATTCGAATGCCGCGCGCGCCGAGTCCGCTGGCCAGCTCAACGCACTGGTCGAAAAGCTCGCCACCAGGCACGGGCCCGTGTCGTCGATGCTCGATGAGGCGGCACGCGGCGTCGCCGGCGGCGAGCAGCCCGGCGTAGCAGCCAGAAAATTCGTCGAGACACTCACGGCGCGCGCCAGATCCGCCGGCGGGCTCAATGCACTGCTAACCGGCGAGACGCCAGCGCCGGCGCCAGCGATAGAGCCGGCGCCAAAGGGCCAAGGGTCGCTGCTACCGGAGCCGACCACGCGGGAGAAAGTCGCCGCGCAGGCCAAGGCGATGGAAGTCAAAGGCCGCATCGGCGATCCGGCGGACCAGGGACTATTCAGCTCGAGCAGAGATCAGACGGATCTCGTCGACCAGGCCAAGGCGGCGCCGCAACGCGAGCCGCGCAAGCCAACGGCCGACCCGCTCAAGGGGCTTAAAAAGGCGCAGCTGCAGGCTGTCGCAAAAGAGATCAGCGCGCCGGCCGGCGGGAAACTGACGGTCGCGCAGCTCCGTGACGGCATCAACGCTGCGGCGGCCGATGGTGGCAAGCTGAGTGCGGTGATCGACAAGATTAAGGGCAACGGGCCGGCTGGCTGGTCTGACGCCGCCCGCGAGGCAAGCGCGTCTGCGCGCGCCGCCATTAAGGACAGCGCCGGCAACGAGTGGGTGAAGGCGCCGAACAGCGATGCATGGTCCGTCAAGCGCGAGCCTAATGTGCAACCAGCCGCGGCGGCGACCAGCGCCGTCGACAAGGCATACAAGGCACATCTCGACGCCGTGCGCGACGTCAACGCCGACCCAAAAACGAAGGCGACCAACATCGCCGACACCCGCGTCGCCCTGCAGGAAGCGCAGCACGCGGCCCGCGCACCGCGGCGCGCTGCGCTCAAGGCCAACGCCGTCGATAAGCTCGGCGGCAAGCTGGGCGTCGCCGGAATCGCAGCGGCCGCGTTCATCGCCTACGACGCCACGAAACAGCAGGCCGAGGCCGCCGGCGTATCAACTGCAGATGCCCGGGTCGAGGGCGGCAAGGCGGCGGTGACCGCTGGTGGAATTGCTGCTGCCGTCGGCCTCGGCATCACCAAGGCCGTGCAGGCAGCCGGCCCCATGATTGGCGGCATCGTCGCTAAGGCATTCGTGCCTGGCACGGTGGCATTCGCGGCCGCAACCCGCGGACGCGAGGGCTACGAAAGTGGCGGCCTCCCCGGCGCCGGCGTCGAGACCGGAAAGGCGACACTCGATTACATCAGCGGCGGCCTATTGCCCTTACTCAACACGAAAGCGCGCGAGCTGCTGCTGCCCAACGACGGCCAGGACCGCACCTATCACGCACCGCGCAGCGGCAAGGCATATCTCAACGCGGCCGCGGCGGAGAAAGCAGCTGTCAGCAAGCCGATCGCCAGCAGCACGCGGCGCGCCGCGGCGCCAGCGCCATCGACCAACGGCTGGGTGCAGGAATACACGCGCAACGATGGCACGCGCGTCGCCAGCTATAAGCGCGTCTAGGACCCCGGGAGCAACATGGCAGAAATCATCGCGCCGGAGCGGCAAGACCGCTCTGGGGGACCCGGCTTGTCTTACTGGCTGGGTTCGAAATTCCTTAATCAGCCGCTGGCCATGCAGCTCGCTGCTGCACAGAACCTGCAGGCAGCGATCGAGGGCAAGAGCTTCGACGCTCAGATCTCCGGCCCGTGGGCGTCGAAGTTCGTCGGCACCAAGGACCGCGGCTCGCAATACCGAGTCACCGAGGACGGCATCGCAGTGGTGCCGGTGCAGGGCGTGCTGGTCGACCGCGGCGAATGGCTGGGCGATCTCGGCGGCTGGGCGACCAGCTATGAAGGGCTGGCCGAGCAATTCTGCCGGATACGCAAAGACGATGCGATCAAGGCGGTCGTGCTCGACATCGACAGCGGTGGCGGAATGGTTGCGGGGCTGTTCGATCTGATCGACCAGCTCGGCGACCTGAAAGCGAAAAAGAAGGTCTACGCGGTCGCCGCGAACCTCGCGGCGTCGGCCGCCTACGCGATCGGGTGCGCCGCGCATGAGCTGTACGTGTCGCGCAGCGGTATCGCCGGCTCGATTGGCGTCATCGCCATGCACACGTCGTTCTCGCGCGCGCTCGATCAGCAAGGCGTCGACAAGACGATCATCTTCGCCGGCGACCACAAGGCCGACGGCAACCCCTACCAGGCACTGACGCACGGCGCGCGGTCAGAAATGGCCGCCTCGATCGACCAAACTTATGCAGATTTTGTTCGCCACGTGGCCAAGCACCGCCCGATCGATGAGGCGGCGGTGCGCGGCACGCAGGCGCGTGTTTTTCACGGCCAGAAGGCCGTCGACGCCAAGCTCGTCGACGGCGTGAAAAGCTTCGATGAACTCATCGACCATATCCGCAAGGGCTCGGGTGCGAGCGTGCGCGGGCAATCCAAACGAGGAGGACGGACAGTGTCCGACGGGAATGCCCCGGCCGCCGCGCGGCCGGACTATGACGCAGTGATCGCCGCTGCGCTCACCACCATCGCTGCCGGCCAGAAGCCCGCGGCGGTATCACAGGCCGCCGAACAGACGGCCGCTCCGGCGCCGGCTGCCGCTGCGCCAGCTGTGGCGGCCGACGCCGTCAAGGCGCGCATCAAGGCGATCAAGGGCTGCGACGCAGCCAAGGATCGCCCGGCGCTCGCCGAGCACCTCGCGCTCGAGACCGAGATCCCCGCCGACCAGGCCGAGGCGATCCTCAAGGCCTCGGCGGTCGAGGGCGCGGCCTCCGGCCAGAAGCCCGACGCGCTGGCCGCCGCGATGGCCAACCGCAGCAACAGCGGCGGCGTCAAGCCTGACGTCACCGGCGCCGACGTAAAGCGCCCGTCGCTCGCCGATCGCGTCGCCGCGAAGTATCCGAACTCGAAAAAGGGAGCCTGATAATCCATGGCAGTCGTTTCCACCTATCCCAAGCTCTCGGGCGATTGGCTCCGGCATGAAAAGGATGCGCGCCTCAACCGCAAGCAGGTCACGATCCTCTCGGGGACCGGCAACCTGGTGACGGGCGCAGTCCTCGGCAAGATCACGGTCGCCGGCGCCTCGTCGGCTGCTAAGGCCGGCGGCAACACCGGCGGCGGCACGCTGACGCCGGACGTCACCACGCCCGTGCTCAAGGATGCCAAGCCCGGCGTCTACGCCGTGCGCTGCATCGGCCTGGTCGCCAACGGCGGCTTGTTCTCCGTTACCGATCCGGACGGCGTGGTGATCGGCACCTACACCATCGGCGGCCCGGCGTTTGCCAAGCACATCAAGTTTGCGATGGCCGACGTCGGCACCGACTTTGCAGTCGGTGACGGCTTCGACGTCACGGTCGCCGCCGGCTCGGGCAAGGTCGCTTACTACGACCCGACCGCCGTCAATGGCTGCGCCACGCCGTTCGGCATCCTGCTCGACGGGCGCGACGCTTCCACCGCCGACGCTCCGGCTGTCGTCGTGACGGGCGAGGCTGAGATCGTCGCGCTCAATCTCACCTGGGGCGCTGCTGTCGACGACGGCGACAAGAAGGCCACCGGCCTGGCCTTGCTGGCCAAGCTCGGCTTCCAGGCGCGCCAGCTCGCCTAAACCCCGACACATCTAGGACAAGGACGCAATACACATGCAGCTCGATTTCCTGCGCGACCCGCGCTACTCCGTCCGAAACGTGTCGGACGCGATCATGAAGATCCCTAACGAGTATTCCCTGCTTTCGCAGATGGGGCTGTTTCCCGAGAAGGGCATCCGCACCACTTACGTCGAGGTCGAGACCAAGACGGGCTACCTCAACCTGATCCCGACATCTGAGCGCGGCGCACCGGCACCGGAAAAGAAGCGCTCGAGCCGCGCGACCCGCGTCATGAAGACCTTCTTCATGCAGCAGAACGACACGATCAAGCCGTCCGACCTGCAGAACCTTCCGCAGTTCGGCACGCTCGGCTCGGATCAGTTCATGGAAGCCTTCGACGACGTGCTCGCCGAGCGCTTCGCGGAGCTGCAGCGCGGCTACCGCCAGACGCACGAATATATGCGTTGGGGCGCACTGCGCGGCGACGTCTATGACGCCGACGGCGATCGCGTTCTCTACAACTGTTACACCGAAATGGGTGAAAGCCAGACGTCGATCGACTTCAAGTTCGGCACGACCAACGAGGACGGCATTCTCAAGGCTTCGAAGGAAGCCCGCCGCTTCATGGAGCAGAACCTGCTCGGCGAGTCGATGACCCGTCAGCTCTATCTGTGCTCGGCGGAGTTTTTCGACGACGTGACCACGCATCCGGCGCACGCGAAATTCTACGAGAACAACCCCGTCGGCAAGCCGAACCCGTTCCTCGAAGATCTCGGCGTGAGCTACTTCCAGCACGGCACCGCGACCTACATCGAGCACAACGGCCAGGCGACCTATCTCAACGCTGACGGCACGTCGACCTCGCGGCGCTTCATCCCCGCCAACGAGTGCATCATCGTGCCGCTCGGCACGCAGCAGGTGTTCCGCTCGTACTTCTCGCCGGGCGAAATGCTGGACGCCGTGAACATGCCGGGGCAGTCCATGTATGTCTCGCTGAAGGAGCTGGACCACGGCGCCGGCGTCGAGATCCACACGGAATCGGCGCCTCTGTTCCTGGTGCAGAAGCCCCGCCTGGTGCTGCGCGGTTATTCGAGCAACTAAGCCAACAACACGACACTCAATTCAGGGCCCGCCGGCCACAACGCCGGCGGGTTTTGCGTCGAGTGCCGCAGCTTAAAACCCACGGGGGAGATACCATGCGCGTGAAATTCCTGGTCGAGACGACCGTCCGACTCGATAGCATCAACTCGAAGATCTATCCGGAAGGCTGGGCCGGCGAAGTTCCTGACCAGCTCGGCGCCGACGTTATCCAGCAGGGCCTGGCCGTCTACGTCGAGCCGACGCTGACGCAGCTGCCGCCAGGCCAGCAGTTCACAGCCGAGCAGGCCGCCGTTCTCGCCGCAGCAGCCGACATCGCGCTGCAGCAGGCGAACCACGAACAGCAGGGAGAGGGCGCGGGCGACGCCGGCGACGGCAGCGGCACGGCTGACGCCGGCGACGAGCTGCAGCTCGAGGACCTCACCAAGGCCGAACTGCTCGAGCTGGCAGAGAAAGCCGGCCTCGAGGGCGTCAAGAAGTTGAACAAGGCCGAGCTGCTCGAGGCGCTCACCAAGCCGGCGACTGAATAATGCCGTCGCCTTTCTCGGCGGCGCTCGCCGCCATGGAGCCGCAGCTCGACGACCAAATGGGCGAACGCATCGTCATCACGCCAAAGACGAATGGTGACTTTGCCGCGGCTGCCGACGGGACCCGGCCGGTCATCGACGTGACGGCCTTGGTCGACTTTGTCGATCCGTCCTCTGCCGATCTCGCCAAGCTCGACGCTCGGGTGCCTTACGAGGAGCTGGAGGCCGAGATCCGGCGCGAGCTGCTACCGGCAGGCGCCGTTATCCGTAAGGACGACGTCGTCGTGCTGCATGAGCGGCCGAGCAAGGACTACAAGGTCGGCCGCGTCGATCACTCCGACCCGGCGCGGCTGCGGGTCATTCTCTGCAAGATCGGAACCGACTGATGTCGCTGGCGCGCCAGGCCTTACGGTTGTGCACTGTCCGCGCTCTGCGTGGCCACACGAGCGCCGGCGATCGAGTGCGCGATTCCGAGCAGGGCCCGGTCGAGGACTACGTCAAGGACAAGACGCAGCCCCACGTGCTCGTCTACACCGACGACGGCGTTTTCGGCGCCAAGCCGCGCGACCTATTCGACGGCGGATCGCAGGATCTCGTCATCGAGATCGTCATGACACAGCGCATGGTCGCTAAATTCGACAACGGCGAGGACGGCGAGACCATCGACATGCCGCAGACTGATGCGGCGATGGAATTCTCGATCGACGCCATCGCGCGCCAGGTCCGCGTTGCGCTGATGCGCCCCGCCGACCCGTGGGCGGAAATGTGGCGGCGGTTTGCGCTCAGCATCACCCAGGGCACCGACAAGCGCGGGTCATCAATGCGCGAAGGTGTGCGCTTTGCTGGCCGGCAAATGCTGCTCACCGTCGAGCTGCCCCGCGACCCCGTGCCAGGCCAGCCTCTGGGCCCGTTGTGGGCCGATTTCCTGGCGCTCGTCGAGGGCACTGCCGACCTGGCGCCGATCGCGCCGGTGATGCGCGCTCTGATCGAGGGCGACGACGTCGATCTGCCCGACTGGCAGATCCTGCGCGCCGGCTACGGCATGACGCTCGCCGAGGCGCGGGCGCTGCAGGTGACGCCGCCGGCGGCCGCCGAAGCCTCGTCGCCGGACTTCGAGGGCGTGACGCCCGACACTCACCCAAGCCCGCCGGGGACGCTGCCGTGAGGCTCAACAAGGTCATCATCGACCTATATCACCGCCTCGAGGAACTGGAGCGCCGCATCGAGAACCGATCGCGCACGGGCACGATCGAGGAGGTCGACGCAGCCAAGGGCCTGGCGCGCGTGAAGCTGGGCGTCGACCCGGTCACGCAGCAGCCGTACCTCAGCCCGTGGATACCCTGGAAAGAGATCTCCATGGGCAAGATCAAGACGCACTTCCCGCCGACGAAAGGGGAGCAGGTGCAGGTCGTCTCGGAGTCCGGCGACATCACCGACGCGGTCATCGACTATTCGCTGCCGTCCAACCAGAACAAGCGGCCGCACGACAAAGAGGGCGAGGCCGTCATCCAGATCGGCGAAAAGTTCCGCCTCTTGATGAGCGAAAGCACGTTCCACCTCAAGGTGCCTAGCAAGCGCGTCGAGTCCGGTAAGATCGAGTTTCAGAACGAGAACAGCTCGATCGCAACGCCGCCGAGCGTGTCGGCGGCCGACATTCCGATGAGCTGACCACATGCAGATGCCCGCGGAAATGCTCACCGCCATGAAGGCGCAGCTGGTCGAGCCGGCGCGCGGGTGGCGCGTCATGTCAGCCATGCCTGACCAACACACTGAGACGGTCGTGGTTGACCTGGTGGCCACCGAGGTCATCAAGCGCACGGCCACCCTGACGCTGCAGAGCGATGTCATGGGTAAGGCCATCATCCTGATGCTCGCCGGCGAGGGCGCCGGCACGACCTGGTCGGCCGGCAAGGCGATCTTCGGAGGCAATAGTTTCGACTTTACCGACGCCGAGCTTCTGACCTGGTGCAAGAACGCGATCGCCGCGCTCAGCCCGGTCGTCGTTGTGGCAGTGCTCGAGCAATGGTTCGGCGAGATCCCGCCAGCCGACGATGACGAGGCCTGATGTTCGGCGTAGCGCGACGATCACTGGATACGGCCGCCGGCGCGCAGGTGGGCGCCAATCAAACGCTGGTGACCGTGCAGGGCCAGCTCTGGATGGTGCTCGGCGACGTCAACACGCCGCACGGCTTCTTTCCGCACGTGCCCGGCGGCGACAACATGGCGCAAGGATCGTCGTTCGTCAGCATCAACGGCATCCCCGTGTGCCGCCAGGGGCACCAGGCCGGCTGCGGACACCCCACGACGGGCGCCGACTGGTTCAAAATCTCCGACTAACAGAGGGCGAGAACATGAGCGAAAAGCAGCTTTACGAATTCACGCAGGAAGGCTTTTTTGCCGGCGACTTCTACAAGGTCGGCGCGAAGATCCGCCTCTATCCCAAGCAGGCGCAGCACGAGCTGCACCGCATGCAGCCAGTCGCTCCCGTCGAGTCGCCGGCGCCTGCCGCCGAGGCAACGCCGGCACCGCGCGCGCGCTCGAGCCGTTCGAAGGCGTAGGCCCGTGCCGGACTCGATCGGTATCAGCCGGCGCACCGGCAAGGTGCTCACCGACTGGGCGCATGTCGTGCAGTCGATCGAGGACATTCTGACGACGCGCGTGCTCACGCGCGTCATGCGCCGCGAGTACGGCTCAGAGACGCCGAAGCTGATCGACGCGCCGATGAATGACCTGTCGCTGCTGATGTTCTACGTGGCGGCGGCCGAGGCGCTCGATCGCTGGGAGCCGCGGTTCAATCTGCTCGAGATCTATTTCGTCGATGTCAGCGCCGCCGGCAACACGTCGCTGCGCCTTGTTGGCGAATATCTGCCGCGCGGCCACCTGGGCGACTACACGCCCGCAGACGACACTACGCTCGTGCTCAACCTCGTTCAAATGAGCGAGGAAGGGTTCCGAGCCGTCGCTTGACGACCTCTCGCAACCGGGTGCCCCATGACACGCTTTGTCGCGATCGACCTCGCCGGCATGAATCCGCCGGACGTCGTCGAACGCCTCGACTATGAAGCGATCCTTGTCGCGCTCAAGGCTGACCTGGTGGCGCGCCTTGCGGCCGTCGGCATCGCCTACAACGTGCAGGATCTGGAAAGCGACCCGGCCGTCAAGGTGCTCGAGGTCGCCGACTATCGCGAGCTGATCACGCGCGGCCGTATCAACGACGCCGCGCGCGCCGTCATGTTGGCGTATGCGCACAAGTCGGACCTCGACCATCTGGGCGTCTATTACGGCGTTGCGCGGCGCGTTGTGACGCCGGCAGATGGCGACACGCCGGCCGTCTTCGAGCTGGATGAGTCGCTGCGCGCACGCATCCAGCTCGCGCCGGAGGCCTTTTCGTCGGCCGGCGCCGAGGGCGCCTATCAGTTCCACACGCTGACGGTCGACACGTCAGTCAAAGACGTCGCCGTGTTGACGCAGGAAGGCAGCGGCCACGTCCACGTCATCCCGCTCACCAGCACCGGCAACGGCGTCCCGGCGAACACTCTGCTCGAGCGCATCCGCGGCCGGCTGCTCGAGCGCAAAATCAAGCCGCTGACTGACATCATCACCGTGCGCGCGCCTGCGGTTACCAACTACACGGTGCAGGCGACGCTCGAGATCGGCGCCGGGCCCGACCCGACGGTCGTGCGGGCAGCAGCTCAGGCGTCGGCGCTGCTCTACATCGCGGCACGGCACCGCGTCGGCTTTCCCGTGCGCCGCAACGGCGTCATCGCGGCGCTGGGCGTCGCCGGCGTCGAGAACATTACCCTCGCCTCGCCGGCGGCCGACATCGTGCCGGCCGAGGATGGCGTCGCGTTCGCTACTGCCGTCACCGTGCAGGCTGCCTAAATGGTCACGACATACCCGCACCTGCTGCCCAAAACCTCGACGCCGTACGAAATGGCGTTGGCCGGGCCGACGGGCCGTCTGACCGACATACCTGTTCCCCTGCGCGATCTCTGGCGCTGGGATACCTGTCCGGAAGCGCACCTGCCCTGGCTTGCGTGGGCGATGTCGGTCGACCTCTGGAATGAGGCCTGGCCGGTCGAGAAAAAGCGCAACCTCATCCGGGAGAGCTTCGAGCTTCACCGGCACAAGGGCACGCTGCACACCATCAGCCGCTATCTCGATTACGCCGACGCGCCGCTGCGTCGCGCCATCGTGCCACCCGATAAGGCGTTTCCTGGCCGGTCAATGACGACCGAGGAGCGCGCCGCCTGGCTGGCGCGCTTTCCGCAGATCCGGATCTTTCAATACCGCGACCGGGGCGAGGCGACGTTCGGCGCATTCAGCACCGGCGCATTCAAGCTCGAGAAGTCATTTCTCGGCGCCGGACCGTCGCATACGCCGCCGGCCGGCGGCACCGCCACCGCGGCCACGTTTTTTCCCTACAAGACAGACGCATGGGAGCGTTACGGCCGCCGCGCTTTCCTCTGGGATAAGGGGCAGCACTACCTGGCGACCGGCATCGAGACGCAGCTTCGCTGGATCGAGCGCACCCGCCAGGAGAACGTCGAGACAGTTTACGATGGGGAGCAGATCCTCATCCCCGGCAGCCAGGTGCAGTCGCTGTTCTGTGGCGACATGGCGAAGGGAAACCAGAATAAGCTCAACGGACGGCGCTTCTGCATCAACTCGACGGCACGCTCGCGCATCGTCACCACCTATCTGCGCCGCGAGCAGCGCACGCTCGAGGACGTGCTCATACCAAACACGACGCGTCCGTCGCTCGACACCATCCAGGCATTCCCGGAACAGGTGGCAGAGCGCGGCACGTCGCGGCGAGGCCAGAGCATTTTCTGCGGCATGCCGGGGCGCTGGCTCGACCTCGAGACCAAGCAACGCAAGGTCGTCAAGGGCTTCATGCAGGGCTTTCTGCCCGAGACCACCGCGCCGCTTCGACTCTACGATCGTCTGCACCTGCATGACGAGAACCGGCTGCCGGAGCAACGGCCGGTCTCGACTCACATGGGGCATTTCCGGCTGGGCATGCCCGCCTACCACGCCCAGCTGACCGTCGAGATCAAGGGCAAACGCTCGCGCTTCCAACTCGGCCAATACATGACCGGACACCTCATGGCGTCCGAACAGGCGCCGCTAAGACTCGCCCGCACGGCTGTCGTCCGCGGCAAAGCCAAACGGGACAAAGTTCTGCTTAAGACGCAAATCCACCGGGTCATCAGAGCCTCTGACGGCGTGCGCGCAAGCGCGGGTCATCGGTCCGGCGGTCTGATCGCCGCTTACTAGGAGAGACGATAAATGGAAAAGCGGGTCATTCACCGCGACCGGCAGGAAGTGCAGGCCGTCGACTTCAACAACATGGGCGAATTCGCCAAGACGGCGATCGACCACGTGGTGAAGGACGGCATCCAGGACGCGAAGGGCTGGACCGAGTTTCAGGTCATCGAGTCTGGCACTGCCGAGATCACCGTCGAGCCGGGCCGCATCTACAATGCCGGTGCGGTTTACGTGGTCGAGACCGACACAGTGTTCGACCTGCTGAGCAATCTGCCGGCGGTCAATAAAAAGTGGGTTGCCATCGTTGGCTGGGGCTCCGAGGCGGACGTCGACACGCAGCCACGCGACTTCCTGATCGACGCCACGACCGGCGCCACCGAGCCGGCTGCCGTGGCGATGCAGAAGCTACGCAAGGCGAATATCGCAACCGTCGTCGGCGTCGAGGCCCCGCAGCCGGCCAAGCCGGCGATCGACAGCGGCAACGTCATCATCGCCTGGGTACTGATCGACCCCACGGGCATCGACACCATCACGCTCAACGAGGCCGCGCGTCTGCCGCAAGTGGCGCGCGAGAAGATCCGCACCGACGACCTGGTCGCCTGGCGCGGCCTGGTCGGCCCGCGCATCGACTCGATCGCCTCGGACTTGGCGCGTCTGTTCGCCATGATCGCCGGTATGGGCACGTCCCGCCTGATCGAGCAGGTCGCTATCGACGTCGCCCGCGTCAAGGAAGCACTCGAGCTGGAGGACAACTATTCGTCTTACGGCGCCGACCGCTATCTGGATGAAGGCGAGTCCGACACCGACGACGTCAACTACCTGGCCAAGGTCGAGGAGGGTATCCGGTTCTCGGCCGACGCTGCCGACATGCGGGCATTGCAGATCTTCAACCCTGTAAACCCGGATGTCGTGACGTCGGGCGGGCTGTTGCTGCCGAAGTCGACGGACAGCATGCGCTTCAAGGTCGAGCCCTTCTACGAGTCGCTGTCGATCTCGCAGTATCAATACAACACCCACGAGATGGTGCAGCGCTCGGTGGCCCGCACGCGCATCCGCTACGGCGAAGAAACGACGGTCTGCACCAACTCGGCATGGTTCCGGTCCGGCCGTTGGGACAGCGCTCAGAACGTGCTCTTCAAAGACGGGGACACCTGGGAGGTCGTGGGCGGCAACGGTAACGTCAATCACACTGCCGTGCGCTTGCGTCGCTTCTGGGTCGATACCTACACGGAGTATTACTGGGACCGCATCACAACGGACCACACCATCAACGGTCAGCAGATCGGCCAGACCTTCCTGAACGCAGCCGACGGCTGGCTGTCAGCCATCGGGCTATACTTCACCGCCAAGGGCTCGACCGGCAACGTCAACGTCGCGCTGACGCAAGTCGTGTACGGACAGCCTGATCTCGACAATGTGCTCAGCATGGTGACGCTCAACGTCGCTGACATCCTGACGTCGGCCGATGGCACCATCGAGACCAAGGTCGCCTTTCCCGCGACTTTCCTCGAGGCCGGCAAGCGCTACGCTATCGTCATCACCACGGCGGGCAACCACTACGTCGCGATGGCGCAGGGCACCCAGTATGCCCAGGGCACGTTCTTCTACTCGGTCGACGGCGCCTATCAGCAGGGCACTGCCAACAAGGACCTGATGTTCTCGCTGTACTTCGCGAAGTTCAACCGTACGCGCACGGTGGTCGAGCTTACCCCGATGTCGCTTTCTGGCGGTATCGCGGACATCGACATCTTGGCGCCGATGATCGTGCCGGCCTCGTGCCAGCTGCAGTTCGAGCTGCAGGTCGCGGGCGTGTGGTCACCGCTGGCGGAGGTCGTGAGCGGCAACACGGTTCTTTACGGATTGCCGCCGCTGCTGCCCTTCCGGGCGGTATTCAACGGCACATCCGACGTGCAGCCGGCGATCAACCTCGCCGATAGCCGCTTGCAGTTCTGGCGCCCGCGCACGAACCTCAAGCACATCAGCGAGCTGATCACGCTCGACGAGGGCACGCAGGACCTCAAGATCATGGTCCTGCTCGAGAACTACAAAGAAGCCAACCACGACTGCGTGGTGAAGATCCTCCGCGACGGCACCGGCTCGGCGATCACCGCCGGCTCGGTCGTCGACGTCGAGGTCGATCCGCCTGTCGACGCGCGCTCTGTTGCCCATAAGAACATCAAGCGCACCTTCACATGGACGGCCACGCAGCTGACGACGGATCTCACGAGCTTCTCGATCGAGATCACGGGGACGACATCATCGGCGCTGGACACTTTCCACGTCGCCGAGCGCGTGCATCTGGCGTTCTAAAGGCGTTGGGCGCCCGCTCGCGCGGTGGGCCCCATTGCGCCTACCCAACACACACCTGGAGGACTGCGAATGGCTAAGAAACAACCGGCCAAGGCGGCGACGCCTGCCGCGATCGACCCCGAGGTCACTTACGAGGTCAAGATCAAGCGAAAGGTCGCGCACGGGCGCACCATCTTGCGGCCGACCGATGCGCGCATCCGCATGCTGGGCGCGACGATCATCGAGTTGGGCGACGCGGTGGACGTCTATCGGGAGGTCTAAGCCGTGGCGCAGCAGTTCGAGAGAAAGTATCGCGTTAAAGGCGATGAGCTGACCGACGACTTTTTTAACTCGCGGTTTCGCGACATCGATCTGCGCGTCGCCGATCTCGAAACGCGCATCGGCGGGTTCGACGAGGCGGTCGATGCGCTTATCGCCCGCGGTCTGGATCAGATCAATACGCAGCTGCAGGCTTCGATCGCCGCCCTGCAGCTAGATGTCGCGGCCGCCGTCGCTCAGGTTGAAGCTGCGGGCGCGCTCGTGGCCGAGCTTGAAGATGCCGTGCAGGAGATCATCTCTGGTTCGCTTCCGGCTACAGGCATCTCGGTGGCCGACATCGATGGCGCCGACAATGTGCAGGAAGCGCTAGAGCTGATCAGAACTGCGGTCGCCAGCGTGCAGTCGCAGCTCAATGGCATCGGCGACATCATCGTCGTCGACGACATGACCGAGGCTGCGACACTCACCGGGCTGGATCTTGGCGACGTCATCCACGTCAAGAACAACGGCTCCTCGAAGTGGGCCCGCTATCAGGTGACGACGCCCGCCGATGGCACCTGGGCGAATGCCACCAAGGTGGTGATCTTCACCCAGGATCAGGCGCCGGCAAGCCACGTGCATGCGATCGCCGACGTGACTGGCCTGCAGACCGCGCTGGACGGGAAGGCGGCGGGCACACACGCACACATTATCAGCGACGTAACCGGCTTGCAGACGGCTCTTGACGGGAAGGAGGCTGCCGACGCCGACATCATTAAGAAGGATGTCTCAGCCGACCTTGGTGTTGGTTACAAGTCTACATCCAAGGACCAGGGCACCAAGTCGAGCGGCACGTTTACGCCGAGCGTGGCCACCGGCAACATCCAGCATTACACCAACAACGGCGCTCACACGTTGGCGCCGTTCACAGATCACACCACGATGGTTCTCGACGTCACCAACGGCGCGTCGGCCGGTGCAATCACCGTTTCGGGCTTCACCAAGACTACGGGCGACACACGCACCACAACGAACGGGCACAAATTCCGGCTGTTCATCTCAGTCGGAAACGGCGGCTCGCATCTCCACACCCAGGCGCTCCAGTAAGAGGCACAGATGGAAAAGATCGGCTATGCGTTGGTCGAGCTAGCGACCGGCGAAATAGCGGCGCTAGCGCATGCTTTGCCGTGCCGACTGACGGTCCCGGGCGTCGGCGTTGTCGACTTCGACCAGCCCGGGCAGATCATGCCTGACAGCGCTAACCCGACGCACATCTTCGTTGAGCGTTGGGCATCGGGCCCCGCATCCCCTGGCGACGTGCTGGTGAGCGAAAGCTCTGAATACGACGACGTCGAGGGGCGCGTCGTCGTCACCCGTGAGTGGGAGACACCCGCGATCACAAAGCAGCAGCTTATCGACTATGCGGCTGCGACGCGGCGCGCTCTGACGAATGGCGCAGCACTTATGGATGTTGGTGAGCGCAGCATCCCGGTCTGGGTGGACCCCGAGAGCCGTGGCTCGATCCTGGGACTGCAGGTCGCGTCCGGCATCATCGAAGGTCTTACCGCTCCCTGGAAGGGCGCAGACGGTGCCTTCTATTTGCTGACCGCTGCGGAGATCCAGGCGCTGGCTCTGGGTATGATGGCATTCGTACAAGACTGCTTCACCGCTGAGGCAATCGTTCTCTCTGGCATTGAGGCCGACGCGATCGTTGCGACATCGGCGATTGACGCGGCAACTTGGCCACAAGGCTGGGAGGCATAGATGGGCATCGACATGCCGCCGAAAGCGGAATTGTGGCTGCCACCTAAGGCTGCCATCATCCGCTCGCACCGCGATATGCGGGAAGCGTCGTTCCCGTTCCCGGCCTTCTGCCCCAGCAAGTCTCTTGTGATGTCGTTCCGCGGATCAGCAGCGTCGGCCTCGCCCACAATTACCGCCCCGGGCGGTATCGCTGCTGGCGATCTCATCGTGTTGTTCGACATGTCGAATCTCAACACAGTCATTGTGCCAAGCGGATTTACCCAGCTCGCTACAAGCACGTTCAATTTTTCCGGGGCCAATGTGCGCGCGGTATTGAGCGGCAAAGTCGCGACTGGATCGGAGGGTGGCTCCAGCATCAGCGGAATGACAGGTGCCGGACAAGTTGCCAAAGTGATGTCCGTCTTTCAATGCACCGGTGCGGCAGGGATGTCGCCGGGTACATTCAACGCGCAGGGCACACTGGGCGACCCGGCTGGTCAGACGGTAAGTGCCTCGGGTGGGGCGACGCCACTCGTCGTTCTGGGGGCTTACGGGACTTACAACTTCTTCGATAACGGTATCGGTACTCGCGGTTTTTCTCCAGGGAAGGACGGAGAAGCGCAAGCCGATTACGGCTCCGGCGACATATGGCTTGCCTACAAGATATACAACGCCGCTCCCGCAAGCGTGTCCATCGATATGGGTGATGTCTCGTCGGGCGGCGGGGGGCAAAACCTTTTGAGCGGCTGGGTCTCCATGACCTAGCTGGGCACTGAACAATCTAAGTGGTTTGTCGACAACCCTTCCCCGGCGCCTCTGGCGTGCGGGCTTTTCGCGCTGGAGAAAACTAACATGGCAGACATCGCCTTCCACCACGGTACGCGAGTTTTTGAGAGCCTCGAGACCCCGATCCTCATCCGCACCACGCAGTCGGCCGTGATCGCCCACATCGGCACCGCGCCCGACGCCGACGCGGAAGTTTTCCCGCTCAACAAGCCGATCCTGCTCAAGGGCACGGCCGAATATTCCAAGGCCGTGGCGCTGGGCGACGCGGGCACCCTGAAAGCCTCGCTCGACGGCGCGTTCGACCAGATCGGCACCTACAATTACGTCATCCGCGTCGAGGAAGGCGAAGATCTGCCGGAGACGCTGTCGAACATCATCGGCGACGGCGCAGCCATGACCGGCGTGCACGCGCTGCTCAAATGCGAGAGCCTTTACGGCCGCAACGTCAAGCCGCGCCTGGTCGTGGTTCCCGGCTTCACGCAGTCGCTCGGCGACGATGGCGTGGCATCGTGCAACATCACAGCCCCGGGCACGAGCTACGAAACGGCGCCGACCGTCTACGTCTACCCCGCCGATGCCACCAAGACCGTCTCGCGCACGCCGGACCCCACAAACGCCGGCAACGGAGTCATGACGCTGGCAGCCCCCGCCTACGGCGCCGGCATCGTCGCCGGCACCTATCGCGTCGAATGCGTCACGGCGGCGGCCAACGCCGGCACCTTTAACGTCGTCGATCCTGCAGGCCAGATCATCGGCCAGGCCACGGTGGCGGTCGCCTACGACGGCCCGATTAAGTTCACGATCGCCGACGGTGCCAACGACTTCGAGGTCGGCGACGGCTTCAACGTCACGGTTTCGATCACGGGCGGCGCCGGCGTCGGTGCTGAGCTGGAGGCAATCGTCCTCTCCGGCGCAGTCAACCAGCTCGTTATCAAGCGCCCCGGCTTCGGCTACGAGAACGGCATCGCGATCGCCTTCGCCGGCGGCGGCGGTTCGGGCGCTGCAGCGTCGGCCACGGCCGGCGCTGTTGCCAATCCCGTGGTTGCCGAGCTGGTCGGCGTGCTCGAGAAGCTGCGCGCCGTGGCCCTCGTCGACGGTCCGGACACGACCGACCAGGCGGCCGTATTGTGGCGGCAGAAAATCAACTCCGACCGCATCTATCCGATCGACGTCAAGCATCTGGTTTGGGACACCGAGCTTGATGCCTACGTTACGCAGCCCGCCAGCCCGCGCTTTGCGGGCGTGCAGGCCCGCGTCGATCGCCAGCAGGGCTTCTGGTGGTCGCTGTCGAATAAGCCGATCAACGGCATCGGCGGCGTCTCGCGGCCGATCTCCTACGGCGACCAGGCCAACTACCTCAACGAGAATTCCGTCAACACGACGATCAACATGGGCGACGGGTTCATCACCTGGGGCAACCGCGTCGCCACGGCGATCGACCTGAATAAGTTCATCTCTGTCCGCCGGACTATGGACTTCATCAACGAGGCCCTCGAGGCCGCGTATATGGAGTTTGTCGACAAGCCGTTCTCGCTCGCCAATCTCAAGTTCATGATCGAGAGCGGCAACGCCTTCATGAAGGTGCTGCGTGCTGAGGGCGCGATCCTCAACGGCCGGGTGTGGCTCGACTCCGAGCGCAACACCAACGAGGAAATGGCGCAGGGCCGCGTGACGCTCGGCGTTGACTTCGAACCGCCGGCGCCGATGGAAGACATCCGCCTCGTCACTCACCGCAACATCACGTACTACGCCGAGCTGCGCAATCGCGTGCTCGAGGAGATCCGCAGCGGCGCGCTCGCCTTCGCCGCCTAACACTTCGCCGCGCCGCCGCTGGCACTTGCTGGTGGCGGCGCATCTGCGCTCGCCCTTTCAGGAGACATCGATCAATGTCCGAGACGCCCGGTTATATTCTGCGCAACTGCACCATTTTCGTCGACCGCATTTCCAAGGTCGGCCAGGCCTCCGAAATGGAGCTGCCCGTTCCCGAGGAAAAGGTCGAGGAGATCCGCAACGCCGGCATGGTGATGCCGATCGAGGTCAAGCTCGGTTACGAGAAGCTCGAGCAGGGCTTTAAGATGACCGCCTTCGACCCGCAGGTCCTCAAGCTGTTCGGTCTGCGCATCGGCGACATCAAGGAATTCATGATCACCGGCGCGCTCGTCGACGAGGACGGCACCACGCACTCGGCGGTCGCCTACGCGCGCGGCTTCCTCAAGCAGGCCAAGACCGACACATGGAAGCCGGGCGAGAAAAACGAGACCGAATATATGGTTTCGATCCGGTCCTACAAGCTCGAGATCGATGGCAACCCGATATTCGAAATGGACGCCTTCGAGGTCAAGATCGGCGGCGTCAGCCAAACTAAGGACATCCGCAGCGCCCTGCTGCTCGGTGGCGATTCCGCCTAACGACTAAACCATCCACGGGGGATTACATGGCTAAGAAACCAACGCCGGCAGCCGCGGGGAATGCGGCAGCCGGCGACGGCGCTTTGCGCAAGACGTTTAAGCTTGCGGTGCCCGTTCGCGACGACGCCGGCCATGTCTGGTCGGAGATCACGGTCGTCGAGCCGGAGCTGCTGCACCGAGTGCACGTGCAGCGCCAAAAGACGGCGACGCGTGCCGAGCAAACCGCGCGGCTCATTGCTGCGCTTTCGGGCGTGCCGGAGCCGGTCGTCCGCCGCATGAAAACTCGCGACGCGCACACCATCAGTCACTGGATCGACGACGTGGTCGAAAGCGGCGCGCGCGCCGATGCTTTGGCCGAAATGGCCAGTGGCGAGGAACGCAGGCACGAGACCTCGCGATCGTTCCAGCTGCTCGCGCCGGTGCTGACGGCCGACCGGCCGGTCACCGAGGTCACGGTCGTCGAGCCGGATCTCGAGGCGGGCATCGCCGTCGAGAAGATGGACCTCGAGGCGGAAAAGACCGCGGCGCTGATCGCCATCTGCGCCGGCGTGACCATCCCCGTCGTGATGCGCATGAAGCTGCGCGACATCGTTCGCATCGAGCGGTGGATGGATTTTTTCTTCAACGCTGGCGAGGCGTCGCCGGCGGAGACCGATCAGGACAGCGACAACCAGGTGCCGGTTGGCGCGACGTAGCGGTGCAGCTCGCGCGCGAACTCTCAACGCCGATCGAATCCGTGAAGAAAATGACGCTCGTCGAGGCGGCCGAATGGATGGCCGCCCTGCGCCGCGTCGACAAACAGAAGTGAGCCAATGGCCACCTTAACGTCGCGCCTCGTCATCAGCTTGAGCGATCGCGTGTCGGGCCCGGCGCGTGCGATCGCCGGCTCGCTCAAGCGGCTGCAGAGCACGGCGGCCGGCGCGGCATTCGCAACCGCCGGCCGCCAGGCCAACCGCGCAGGCACGCAGTTCATGCGCGCCGGCGCCTCGGCGTTCACGGCCGCCTATGGCGTGCGCGCGATCATCGAGCCGACGCGCGAATTCAATGATGCCGTCTGGGGCACCACGGCCGCCCTGCTCGGAACGACCAAGGCGCTCAAGCCGGCGCAGGCGCAGGCCGAGGATCTCCGCAAGACGGCGATCGACCTATCGAAGCAGTACGGCGTGATGCCGGAAGTGTTCGCGAAAGCGGGCATGGAAGCCACCAAAATGGGCCTCGACCACAAGAAAGCCAGCTCGGTCATGGAGGCCGCCGGCAAGGTGTGGATGAGCGACAAGGACGTCGACCCGTCGGCGATGGCGAAGTCGCTCGGCACCTATGGCATCGTGTACGGTGCACCAGAGGACGAGGAGGCCTATCGCACGCAGACGATGGGGCGCGCGTCGTCACTCGCGCTCGCCGGCGCCAAGACGCGAACCTCGGCCTCGGCGCTCGAGGAGGGCCTGCGAAACTACATGGGCGTGCATGGCGCGTTCGGTGGCAAATTCGAGGACGCCGTCGCGCTCATCGCCATGGGCAGCAACGTGGCGCTGATGGAGAAAGAAACCGGCACCGCGCTCAAGTCGCTCACGTCGAGATTCCTGCGCATGCCGGCGGAAGGTCGCGCGGCGATGGCCGGTGCGGGCATCGACACGACCAAGTTTATGGATTTCTCGGCCGTCAGCCCGCTGCGCGCCACCGGGCAGCTGGTGCAGCTGTTCCCCGGTCAGCTCAAGAAGGGCGCGCGCGGCAACACGCTCAAGTTCCTCGAGAAGGCCGAGCGAGACGGCAGGCTGAAAGATCCGGCGATTATCGGCCAGGTCCTCGAGCACCTCGAAAAGCAGGGATTGAAGTTCGCCGGCGCCGAGGACCGCGACATCGCGCTAACGAAAATCTCCTCGGTCATGTCCGGCGCCGGCGGTAACTTCGACCCGCTCGGGTTCTTCGCCGAGATCTCGCGCGCCGTGAAAGACGGTCGCGCTGGGCCCGGCATCCTCGGCCTGATCGGCGAGCCGAAGCGGCTGCAGCAATATCTCGCCTTGAACCACGTGCTCGAGGACACGGTCGCGCTGCGTGACGAGTTGGTCAGCGACCAGGGTCGGTTTCTCGGCCTGGTCGCCGAGGGCTATTCGGAAAGCGACGCCGGCAAGATAACGGCCATGGAGGCGGCCTGGCGGCGCTTCCAGCTGACGCTCATTAGGAGCGACGGGCTGATGCGAATGCTGTCGACGCTGCAGGGCATCGCCGACGCGTTCGCAGGGATGCCGAGCTGGGCCTCGAGCGCCGTCGGCGGAATGCTCGCCTTTGGTGCGATCCTGGCGCCTATCGGGTTCGCGATCGCCGGCATCGTCGCGGGTCTGCGCTCGCTCATGGCGCTGGGCAAGGGCATCGCGCTGCTCGGAGGCCTCGGCGGCGCGGCGGCCGGTGGCAGTTCACTGTTCGGCCTCGGCGCCGGCGCCGCCGGCGGCGCGGCCGCGGCTAAGGCGTCGGCGAATATGATCAAGGGCATGGGTGCATCTCGCGGGCTAATGGCGTCCGGCCAGATGATAGCGGGCATGAGCGCCGCCGGCGCCGGTGCCGGCGCCGCGACGGCGAAAACGGTCGGCAAGGGGCTGATTGCGCGCCTCATCCCGGGCGTCGGATGGGCGCTCACCGCCGCGAGCCTCGGGACCGGCGCCTATGCGGGTTATGAGGACTACCAAAAGAACGGCGACCTCTGGAGCGCAGCTAAGGCCGCCGGCTGGGGTGCACTGACGCTCGGCACAGGCGCCGCAAACGCGGCCGAGACGTCGCCGGCGTCGACCGTGGCAGCCGCGGGCCCGGCAGTGGCCAGTGGCCAAGCCGACGGCGGGCTCGGCAATATGCAATCGCAGGCCTCGCAGATCCCGGGCGCGATCGCCGGCGCCATGGCGCAGGTGCGCAGCATCGTCGCCGGCGTCGACCTTACGGCGGAAGGCACGCGCATCGCCAACACGCTCGCGAATGGCATCCGCGCCGGTATCGGCAGCATATCGTCGGCGGCGGGCGCTGCAGCCAGCGCCGCGAGCGCCGGCGCTTCCATGAATGGCGCCTTTTCGGATGGAGCCCGCTAACTCATGTCAGGACCTCTTGGCCCGACGCCGATGGCGCTGGGCACTTACGCGTTCTCGGCGCTCGGCTTTGGCTTCACCGGCCACGGCCGCGGCCTCGAGACGCCATGGGCCGAGATCGACGTCGCCGCGCGATTCGACTCGCTGCAGTGGACCGGACCGAAGTCGGAGACGTTCGAAATCAAGGGCGTGATCTTCGAGGCTGAATTCGGCGGCCAGGACTCGCTCGACGGCCTGCGCGACGCCGCTGCGGCGGGCAAGCCGCAGATGCTGGTCACGCGCGCCGGCAAGGTGCGCGGCTATCACGTGATCGTCTCGATCAGCGAAGATCGCGACTTCATCGACGCGTCAGGGATGGCGCGCCGCAATGCCTATTCGATCGAGCTGAAACGCTACCACACGCGTTGAGGGGGAACATGGCGCGCACGTACGTGACGATCGACGGCGATATGATCGACCTGATCTGCTATCGCGCTTATGAGGGCCGCCAGTCGGGCATGGTCGAGGCCGTGCTCGAGGCAAACCGCACAACGATCGAGCTGGCCGACCGCACCGAGATCCTGCCGCGCGGTCTGACCATCACGCTGCCCGACATACCGCGCACCGTGAAGACCTTCCCGATCATGCCTCTGTGGGACTAGGCCAGTGCATCCGATCGTCGTGCTCACCATTGACGGCAAGCCGGTTTCGCTCGGCTTCATGTCGCGCCTGATTTCCGTGACGGTCACCGACAAGGAAGGCACGACGTCGGACACGATCGACATCGAGCTGGACGCCGGACCGCCGGCCATGTCGGTGCCGCGCCAGAAAGCGATCATCACCTGCTCGATGGGCTACCAGGAAACCGGCGTCGCCTACATGGGGACGTTCACCGCCGACGAGATCGAGCTGGGGTGCCTGCCTTACAAGGTGAAGATCCAGGGCAAGTCGGCCGACATGCGCGAAAAGCTCAAGGAACACCGCGAGCGGCATTTCGATAACAAGTCGGTCGGTGACATCGTCTCGCAGGTCGCCGGCGAGCACGGCCTGCAGGCGCAGGTGTCCGGCAACGTCGGCAGTCACAAATATCCATGGTTCGGACAGCAGAGCGAAAGCGCGCTGCACATGGTCAAGCGTCTCGCCGATCGACATGGCGCGCTGTTCGCCATCAAGGACAACAAGCTCATTTTTGCGGAGAAGGGCGCCGGCCTCACGGCGAGCGGCGTTGCGGTCGGCGGCGTCGTCGTCACGCCGCAGATGATCGTCGAAGGTACGTGCACGGTTAAATTCGTCGAGCGGCCGGCGCACAACAAGGTGCGCGGCGCCTGGCACGACAAGGACAAGGCCGAGCGCACGTTTGAAGAAGCGCCGGCCGACCCGGAAGGCAAAGCGTCTTACACGCTGCGCCATCAGTATTCCGACAAGGGCGAAGCGCAGAACGCCGCCAAGTCGAAGGGCAAGGATCTGCAGCAAGCCGCTGACACCACATCGGTCACGATCGAGGGCAACGTGGCGGCGCGCGGCGGCGGCAACATGGTCTACGCAGGCGTGCATCCGCAGGTCGACGGACTGCCGTGGATCATAGAAACCGCAGTGCACCGTTTCTCGAAGTCGCCGGGCTATCAAACGCAGATCGACGGCAAGGCCAAGGTCTAACGCTCTTAGGGGGCAATCCATGCAATTCGAAGTTTCGAACGACCGCCTGGTATCAGGCGGCCGGCCGGTCCCGTTTGTGCCGTCGCCGAACGTCGGCGGCCGCATCGAGCCGGCTCTGATCGTCGTGCACTTCACCGCCGATCGCCTCGACCCGAACGACTCTGTCAATTGGTTTGCGCGGGCAAAGTCCAGGGTATCGGCGCACCTGGTTCTCGGCCGCGACGGGTCGGTGACGCAAATGGTCGATTTCGACCGCCTGGCGATGCACGCGGGCAAGAGCCATTGGAATGGACGCGATGGCTGCAACGGCTTCGCCATCGGCATCGAGGTCGACAACCCGGGCGCGCTTGCCATCCGCGGCAAGGACGGCGTCGCCTGGTTCGGCACTCTGTTCGATCGCGAGGTGCACGGCCTGGTCGAGCACACGAGCGCCAAGTACGGGCACGCGCTCTGGATGCCCTACACGCAGGTGCAGTTGCAGGCATTGCGCGACATCATCGCGGCGCTGGTGCGCGCTTATCCGACCATCGTCGACGTCCGCGGCCACGACGAGATTTGCGTCCCGGCGAACCGCAAGAACGATCCCGGCCCGCTGATGGACATGGACGCGCTGCGCGCACTGGTGCCCAAGCGCGGCGGCCCCGAGCCCGTCGACGTCGAGGGAGCACAGGAACGTCTCGCCTCGCTCGGCTACTGGCCGGGCGACGTCGACGGCCAGATGGGGCCGCGGACCAAATCGGCAATCCGCGACTTCCAAGATCAAAACCGCATTCCCATCACCGGCGAACTCGACGGCCGCACCCTTGCGGCGCTCGAGAGCGATGCCGCCAAGCGCATGCCGACGGGCACCCGTGAGGCCGCGCCGCTCGCCCTCAGTGGCAACGAGGCGCTGGCAAAGCGAAGCTCGGAGGTGACATTCGCCGGCACTGTGCTCGAGGCAAGCGCCAATCCGGCGCCGGCGATGCCCGCCGACCCGATCGCCGCGCTCGACGGTGCTGACAAGGTCATTGCGCACGCCGAGAAGGGGCGCGCGGTCGTCGAGCGATCCACCGGCTTGCTCGACTGGCTCATCGCCTACCTGCAGACGCCGCAAGGCGTGCGCGTCGGCCTTACGCTGCTCGCTTGCGTCATCGTTTGGGGATTGGCGCACCACCGCCAGGTCCGCGAGCGCTGGGCGCGTCTCACTGGCCAGAAGATATAACGGGGGCTGACGATGTTCATCGCTGCATTTTTCAAATGGCTGTGGGTGCTCGTGCTGCCGTGGGTGGGTCCATACCTGCCGGCGGTCCTGCGCAACATCCCCGGCGTCGACACGATCCAGCGCTGGGCGCGCCGCATGGCGATCGCAGCCTTCGTCGTCGTGCTGCTCGGCGGCGGTTATCTGCTGCTCAAGTCGCTGCGCAATCCTGTCGCCGACTACGTTTCGGCGGCCGAGGTCAGTGCCCGGCAGATGGCCGAGCGCAACACGCAGATCGAAAAGTCGGTCGCCAAGCTTCACGAGACCCTTAGCACGCGCGAGCTGGAAAACGCCGCGCTCGCGCTCGAGATCGAACAGCTTCGCAAAGCCATGGAGGATGCCCGTGCGAAATCTCCTGATCCTGACGTTGTTGTGTTTCCTGCCAACGATCCTTGGCTGCTCCAAAAGCGGCGGCGTTGAACTGACGCCGGCGGTGACCATGGACCTGGCGCCAGTGCGCTGCCCGCCGGCCGACCAGCGCATCGTTAGCGAGTTTCAGCGCACGACGACGGCGCCTGCCGGCGACGTGACCAAGCGCGGCTCGCAGGAATGGCTCGACAAGATGGAGGAGGCCGAGCGGCGTAAGAACCGCGCCGGCAAGCAGCTCCTTAATGAATACGAGCAATGCCGCACCGGCGCGGGGAGCGCCGGCAGCGTCACCACCAGGTCGCTGACGACGTCCTAACGGCGTCGACGGTCTGCCAGGCGATGGGAAGCTTGAACCGAGGGGATGCCATGAGCCATGCAACAGCAGAGCCGTGGGACTATCGACGTTCCGGAGTGGATGATCAGCTTCATCCGCTCGATCGAGAACCGCCTGGGGCGGCTCGATCAGGGGCAGGAGGACCTGACCGATATGGCGATCCGACGCTTGGAGAAGATCGACACGCACATCGGCGCCTTGCAGGCCGAGGTCGCGACTATGAAGGCGCAACATCAACCGAAGCTGGCGGACCGCCTGCCTCTGTCAGTGCGCGAGATCCTCGCGTGGGCGGTCGTGGGCATCATGAGCTTCGCGGGCACGCTGTCAGCGGACACGCTGGCGGACAAGCTCGCGGGCACGCTCATCGGCCGGCTGTTTCACCAGTGAGCCGGCGCGAGCTGCAGGCCTGGGGCATCCGCATCAGCCTAATCGTGGTCATCGCGTTCTGCTTTTTCACGACGACCGGCAAAGTCATCGACCGGCTGTCGAGCCTGCCGTCGTCGACGGCGACCGCCAGCCCTTAACGAGATCCTCGAGCGCGCGCGCAAGCCGCCCCCGTCTTCGTCGCCTCGAGTGTAGCCCCCGCCGTCGATCCCCCGACGGCGGGGGCGCCTTTTTGCGTTTGTGCGGTCGACTACCCGAACGGTGCGCCGTGGCGCAGCGCGTGGCGCCTGGCGGCCGCGCGTGGTCGGCGCGCACATCTGAGCACGCGGCGATCGCCGCCCGCCAGCGGTCAAATTTGGGGCTAGTCGCTTTGCCGGCAACGCAGCACCAACTGCGAGCGCCACGCCGGCGAGCGGTGGGAAAGTCTCGCCGTAACCTATTGGAAAACCACGAGGCGCTTGTCTTTCCCACTTGGTGCTAAGTGGCCGACATCGCTCAATTTTGGCGATCCCGGCAGGATTCGAACCTGCGACCCTCTGCTTAGAAGGCAGATGCTCTATCCGACTGAGCTACGGGACCGTGCGCTCTCTCTATATGATTAGGCGAGGTGAGGCGAGGGGCGCTTATCG